TTAACGGATCAACATCCAGATCAGCAGACACGCCACCACCGGCACAGCAAAATCCATCAGGCTTGCCACATCCCACGCGCGCGGATCAAAACCGCCCCACCACGGCATATTCATTCGCTTGCCATGCCCGAACATTTCAATCCAGCGATATTCTGCCTGGGTGTGTTCACGCGCAATGAAGAACGTACAACCGGCTATCGCCCCGTAAACCCAGTTTCCGGTAAAAAGACCAATCATTACCTGCGCAGCCACAGCACAAAGCGCATGAAGAAAAGGTGTTATATCCATTACGCCTCCTTTATCCGATATCGCTTTGGGAAGTTGATAACAACTTCAATTCTGACTCAAGTTCATCAACTCTTTCAGTCAGTTTCTGGATATGGTGAATCAGTGGAACAACCAGACGTTCGTACATTACACCTTCGGCAACAAGGCCATTGCTGGAAATGGTTTCCGGTGCATCATCTTCGTTGGCTGGTCGCCAGTGAACAAACTGAGGGGCAATTTCTCCTACTTCCTCGGCAATCAATCCATAGAATCCCCAGTCACGCCTGTCATTTTCGCATTGCGACCTGTACCACACAGGGCGCATCCTGAAAATGAGATCGGCGTGCTCTGAATCTATCGTCTCTACTGAATGTTTATAGCGGATAGACGATGTTGACCGCAGCACAGACGAAATTGCAGGGTCAGGATTAAGATAAAGATTTGCCGCCGCTGTAGTTGTGCCCAATCCCCATAAATAAAACGCTTCACGGCCAGTCAGCGGGTAAAAATCTCCGCCATAACGACCACTTTCCAGATCGTTCACTTCCACTTTGTTTTTCAGCTTATTATCCACTTCTGTTTTTGTGTATCTGGTACTGATATCCTGCTTTGCACTGTCCATATCAGTCTGAAGCGTTGATACTTTTACGTTAATTGAGGAAATATCTTCCTTTGCCTTACTGACATCTCCCTTTAGCGTTTTGATGTCATCAGGAATTACTGTCGATGTAGCCATTTTTCTTCCTCACATCCAGCTACGGAGTTGATGCTCAACAGCAACCGCGTGTTCATCGAATAATGACGATATTTGCGAATCATTAATGATGCGCACATTTACAAAATATCCGTCCTCCTTAACACATGCCGGCTCGCCATCTTCAGTAAGTTCTCCGGTTTCTTTGTACACATTACCTATCACGTCAATAAGAATATCATCCTGCATCGACTCGTCATCATAATAGCCAATGCTCTCCATAAAGGCCGAAAAGTCGGCCCTGTCTGCAAATTTGAGTGTTAAATCTTTCATTTAATACTCTCCCCCATTTGCGCATCAGTTAATTCTTTATGCCAGAGACGAAGATTTCTCAAATGGCCGAATAGATGACGAGTTCCCGATGTGGCTTGACCTCCAATTCGAATAAAGGTCCGTGTTTTTACGCCCGTCCACTCCGTTTTCATAGTTTTAGTAGCCTCACCGTTAGAAACTACTCGTTTAGTACCATCAGAATAAATATTAAAACCACCAATGAATTTTCGAACATCAGCTCGACCAGCAAACACACTAGAAACGTAAGTACTTGTCGACGCTTTATAAGTTTGCATATAAAGCTGACCGTAATATTTCTCAGTTGTGTTAAAAGCGTATGTAATTGACTCAATAGGTGGCACACCAGAAAAATCAAAAATACGCGGTGCTACATTAGGAGGAATATCGCCCCAAATTCTATTAACCTCGACAAGACACGTAAGCGGTCTATTATAGATATTATTTTTAGTTGGAATCGTCACCATATCACTGGAGCGGGTTGCGGGTGCAGTTGTCGTAATAACAAAAGATGAAGCACATCCGCCGTTTTCAAATTGTGGTGTTGCAAGGTAAATATAATCTCCCGCTTCAGTTATACCACCTTTTTTCGGCGCATACTGAATCATTGCGCCAATTAAGGTTTCACCTTCAACAGCTTCTATAGTTGCCTCATAGAAAATCCACCCTGTAACCGGATCTTTAGTTGCAGTAGCTGCTATTCTATTGGCTGCCCCGCCAGTTTTTTCTATTATCAGAGTTCCGAAAGTTAAATAAGCATCTCCTAAAAATGTATAAACCGACCCATCGTATTTTTCAAAACGCAAACGACAACGAAGACCATCAGGAGCTTTAACCCTGCATGAAACAGTGCAATACTTATTATCGCCACTAACATCAATCCCCCGGGATGCACTGCATCTATGCAGACTAAGTGCAGATGATTGTCCTGTCATATTATCTTTTGTTCGCATTTTGGCATATGAAAAACCAAATTCATCAACACCATTATTAGTTTTATCGATATTGCTGGTACTCGTCCATTCAGCGGGAGTATTGGATTTAACAAAATAGTTAGTGCGCTGTCCTTCAATCAATAAACCTTCTTTTTCAAATCGTGGCTCATCAATTTTAGCAACACTAAATACGCCTGATTTATTGATATATGTGGCAGTTGATGCGCGTTTAAACTTAACAACCTTGTCGCCAGGCATCGTTATTTCATCATCACCAATAACAATTTTTTTATATGACGGCGAAAAGCCCGTAATCATATCCAGTGAATCGTTAAACGGTATCCACACATCAGGCAGTGGCTGTAAGACATATTTATACGGCTCTGCTGCCTGACTTGCATACTCTCTGGCTGCATCTTCGCTTGCTTTAGCTGCCGTCTGGCTTGCTGCCGATGCTTTCGCTGAGTTCGCAGCCGCTGTTTCGCTCACCTTTGCGTTGGTTTCACTGGTTTTTGCTGCTTTTTGACTGTTAGCTGATGCAGTTGCAGAAGCAGCCGCCGCGCTTGCAGAACTGGCTGCGGCACTCTCGCTTTGGGCCGCTGCATCCTGACTGCTTTTCGCCGCAGTTTCACTGGCTTTGGTATTCGTTTCGCTGGTCTTCGCTGCCGCCTGGCTGGACTTTGCGTTAGTTTCACTCGTCTTCGCAGCTTTCTGGCTGTTAGCCGCAGCAGTTGCTGATCCAGCTGCTGAAGTCGCAGAACCGGCTGCCGCGCTCTCGCTTTGGGCTGCTGCAACCTGGCTGTTTTTTGCTGCAGTTTCACTGGCTTTAGCATTCGTTTCGCTGGTTTTCGCTGCCGTCTGGCTGGACTTTGCGTTGGTTTCGCTCGTCTTTGCGGCTGTCTCGCTATTTTTCGCGTTGGTTTCTGATTTTTTGGCTGCTGTCGCGGAGTTTGCCGATGCAGTCTTTGAGGTCGCTGCCGCCTGTGCACTATTAGCTGCATTCGTTTCTGAGGTTTTCGCCGCGTTCTTTGATGATGCCGCTGCAGTTTCGGATTTCTTTGCCGCCGCTGCGCTCTGAGAGGCGGCTTCGGCGTTGCGTGCCACTTCTTCCACCATTGCCTCAAAACGACGCAATGCCTCCGGCATGACATCATCTTCCGTCATGGCACCGAGAAAATCATTCAGCGTACCTGGTCTGGAGCCTTCATAGACGGTAATGGTCCCGGCATGTGAAGGCGGAAAACCTTCAACCAGCAGGGTGACGCTGTACTGGCCATACTCAACATCCATGCTGTAACGTCCGGCTTCATCCGGATTTTCAGAAGCCACCGTGTTCACCAGTACCGTGGTGCTGTTACGCTTTGCCTTCAGTTGAATAGTGCAGTTCTGTATTGGTTTTCCCGCACCATCTTTCAGCACACCTGAGATTTTTACTGCTGCCATATCCACTCCACAAAAAAGCCCGCCTGAACCGGCGGGCTGTCATAACACTGTGTTACCTGGCTAATCAGAACTTATAACCGACACCCACGATGAAACCGTCAGTGCGCCAGTCGCCACTGCCGGAGCCTTCATAAGCAATATCAATGGCCACGGATTCGGTCGGGTTAAACTGCACGCCAGCTCCCCACGCCAGAGACGTGTTGCTGTGGCGATCGTCATCACTTCCGGTCAGCACATCGTGCGTTTTCCCCTTGTTGTCAGTTACGCGGAGATAATCCCCGGAGAACGTCGAAACACGGCTGTAAGCCACACCTGCCATCGCATAAGCACTGAACCATTCATTCACGCGTACAGATGGCCCCGCCATCATGCTGAACCAGCGGTTACGCACTGAATCTTCATGCCAGCGGGTATCGCTGTAATGCGTTTTTTGCTCATCTTTGGCATTGGCATAACTGAATGACGTCACCAGCCCCAGCGTGTCCGTAAATTCATAACGGTATTTCACGTTAATGCCCTTCAGGTCATCACTGCCTGGCATATCAGTATGGGTCTGAAGATACCCGGCGCTTAGTGTGGACTGATGCTCTGCTGCGCTCGCTGGCGTACCAGCGGCAACCAGCCAGACTACTGCGGACAGAATAACAGCACATAATTTACGCATAATTACCTCTCGCTTTTCTGCAATAAAAAAGGCACCATTTCTGGTGCCCGTATCTGGGTTATAAAATTCAGCTAATCGTGATGCCTGCAGTGGCTTTCTTCATCACAACAACCAGCAAATCGCTGATACTTGCTGTGGGATACCAGCCATTTACCAGCCATGCTGACACCGAAAACTCCAGTGTCATGTGACCGTGACCGGCAGGCATATCAATAACGCCACTGTAAATCAGCGTATTATCCAGCGCGGTACGGTTATAAATTTCAGCACCGTTTTTCCGCACTATCAGACGGCATGAGGAGTAAATATCAGTATGCTCTCTCTCATGCTTAGCGCCACTGAATGCCACAGCTGGAATAACAATTTGCCGGTCAAACGGCTGATCGTCATAAACCCTGACGGTAATGGTCCCTGATGGCCACCGCTCCGGTGCCCGGGAGTCACGGGGGAAAGCTTTGCCCACTGTTTTAACGAGATCGCCTTCAATCTGGTTCGCGGACAGTTTTCCCAGAACCCGGCAGTTCTCGTTAATCGTGACGTTGTTGAGCGTCCCGGAGTTCGCATTCACGTTACCGCTGATATCGGCATTTTTCGCCGTCAGCCGCCCGTCCGGTGTCAGGGAAAATGCCGGAGGATTACCGCCGCTGGTAATGGTGGGGGCCGTCAGGCGCTTCAGGAACACGTCGTTCATGAATATCTGGTTGCCCTGCGCCACAAACATCGGCGTTTCATTCCCGTTTGCCGGGTCAATAAACGCGATACGGTTAGCGGCAACCAGGAACTGGCTCAGTTTGCCTTCCTCCGTATCCTCCATGCTGAGGCCAAGCCCCGCGACATAATGTTTGCCGTCTTTGGTCTGCTCAATTTTGACGCCCCACATGGCATTCCATTTATCGTTGGCGTCCTTCCACTCTTTCGAAAACTCCTCCAGTTTGCTGGCGTTATCTTCCGTCAGCTCAAAGTTTTCCAGCAGTTCCTTGCCGAGATGCGTTTTATTGATCAACCCTTTATAAAAATTCAGATAACCTTCCGCATCATCGCTCGCCCGACCAACGGCCTCCACAAATGCCGATTTACCAACGGTGTTCACGCTGCGGATATAAAAGTAATAATCATAACCCGGCTTAATATTGCTACTGGCGGCTATCCAGTACAGCGCCGTACCAAGATAACGCGCGCTGGTTTCAACCTGCCTGATATCGATAATCCGCTTTTCCGAGAACCAGAACTCAAACTGCACCGTCGGGTCATATACAGCCAGTTTCGGGACCGCTGTTATCTGAAAATACCCTGGTATCAGTTCAATAGTGACAGGCGCTGCCGGTGCCGCAATCCGGAACGATACCGATGCCGGATCGCCCTGCTGCCCCCACGCATTTACCGCCCGGACCGTCAGCGTGTAACGCCCCAGCGCCAGTTGCCTGAAGCGGTATGTGGTTTCCGTCGTCCGGGCCATGCTGACCAGCCGCTCACTGCCGTCGTCCGCTGCCACGGTAAGGCGAAGCAGGAAGCTCACGCCCTTCACCACCTTCGGCGTGTCCCATCGCGCCAGCACCTGATATTCCCCGCTGTCTGCGGTGACTTCGGCGGTCAGGTGCTGCACCGCTGGCGGCGTGACACCATTCACCGTGCCGCTCTGGTCGCCGTCAAAGTGCGCCCCGTTATCCACGATGGCTTCTTTTTCCGGTACATGCTGCACGGCGGTGATGGCATACGTACCGTCATCGTTCTCCCGGATACTCACACAGCGGAACAGGCGCTGGCGCAGCGTCGGCAGCTTCAGCCCCCATACGCTGTATTCAGCAACACCGTCAGGAACACGGCTCACTTTTACCTTCACGCCGTCGGTGACGGACTGAACCTCCACGCTGACCGGATTGCCACTTCCGTCAACCAGGCTTATCAGCGTGGTACCGGAGGATGGCAGCGTGATTTCACGGTCGAGCGTCAGCGTCCGGGTCTGGCTGTTCACCGCCAGCACACGACCACCGGTGCTGATACCGGCATAGTCATCATCACAGATTTCAATGACATCGCCCGGTACATGGCGAAGCCCTTCTGCGCCCACGCTGAAGTCCACGGTCTGCGTTTCCAGCAGTTCCGTTTTAATCAGCCACAGCCCGGCGCGGTGTGCCTGCCCCCGGCTGGTACAGCCAAAGGCATCCATCTTCGTGACGTTACGACCGTAACGGGCAATGGCCTGCGTATCTTCAACAAGCTCTGTCGCCGTCTCCCAGCCGTTGTTCGGGTCAATCCAGTTCACCTCAACGGCATTATGGCGGTCCTTCAGGGCGCTGAAGCTGTAGCGGAACGGCGCGCCATCATCCGGCATCACCACATTACTGCGGTTATAGGTCCACACCTTATCTGATGGTCGGTCCTGCACGAACGTCAGCGTCTGCCCGTTCCATACCGGCATACAGCGCATCGCCGAGCAGAAATCACTGAGAACATCCCACGCCTTACGCTGTGTGGTCAGCCAGGCATTACAGGTGATGCGCGGCTCCGTGCCACCAAAGCCATCCGGCACCGACTGGTCGCAATTCTGGCCGATGACATACAGCGCCCATTTGTCCACATCCGCCGCACCGAGACGCTTCCCCATGCCGTAGCGCGGATGGGTCAGCATATCCCACAGACACCAGGCCATGTTGTTGCTGTATGCTGGCTTAAACGTTCCGTCCCAGATACCGCTGTATTGCCGCGTCTGCGGGTTATAGTTCGACGGCACCTGCAGAATGCGCCCGCGAAGATGATAATTACGGCTCACCTGCTGACTGCCGAACTGTTCCGAGTCCACCTGCACGCCGACCAGTGCCGTGTTCGGGTAGCACTGTTTCACATCGATGATTTCGGTGTATGACGACCAGAGCGTTTTGTTCTGCAGCTGGTCTGTGGTGCTGTCCGGCGTCATCCTGCGCATCCGGATATTAAACGGGCGCGGCGGCAGGTTACCCACCACCACCGAGGCCAGATACTGCGAGGTGGTTTTGCCCTTAATGGTGATGTCTTTTTCCGTCACCCAGCCACCGTTACGCTGTATCTGAACCAGCAGGCGGACTTCCGACGGATTCCTGTCCCCCTTTGAGGTGGTTTCCACCAGTGTCTGCACGCCGAAAGTAAAACGCAGACGGTCAATGTTTGCCGACGTGATGGTCCGGGTGATCGGCGTGTCATATTTCACTTCTGTACCGAGCACCGTCTCGGAGCCGGAGGATTCAAACCCCTCCGGCGGAGTCTGCTCCTGCTCACCTGCCCGGAACACCACCGTGACGCCGGAGATGTTGGTATTCCCCTCAGTGTCCAGCACTGGCGTACTGTTCAGCAGCACGCTTTTTAATCCATCCACCGGACCGTCAATCGGCCCTTCGCTGATGGCATCGATCACACTCAGCAACTGCGTGGACTTCAGGTTGTCCTTCGCTTCGCGCGGGGTATGCCCCTTACTGCTGCCTTTACCCATTCTTCACGCTCCATAAACGACAAAACCGCCCGCAGGCGGTTTCACATAAAACATTTTTCATCAGCGACCAATCACCACAACCTGACCACCATCACCTTCATCTGCCGTGCTGATCTCCTGAGATACCACCCGCGACCCCACACGCATTTCACCGTACAGAACGGGCAGAACATTGCCCTGGGCAACCATGTTATCCAGTGACGAGAAATACGTGTTCTGTTTGCCGTTATCTGTACTGGCTGCCGTGGGCGTCCGGGCTTTCGGTGCCAGCATCTGCGCCACACCACCCAGGATCATACTGGCCCCTGCTGCATACATACCCGATACAGCCGCGGCCCCCAGCCAGCCCACAGGGTTCCACCATGCCACCGCAATCAGCGCCGCACCCAGCACCGCCTGAAACACACCGCCACTTTTGGCCCCCTCCAGACGCGGAACGATGTGGATCACGGCACCATTTGCCAGCGGCTCATTAAGACGGGCAGATAATTCGGTTTCACCTGCATCACGCCCGGCAATCCGTACCTGATACCAGCCGTCACTCAGTTTCTGACGAAACGCCGGGATCTGCATGGCCAGCGCCCGGATGGCTTCGGCCCCCGTTTTCACACGAAGGTCGATGCGGCGGCCAAATCGTTGTAAATCCCCGTAAAGGCAGATGCGTACCATGCCCGGTGACGCCAGAGGGAGTGTGTGCGTCGCTGCCATTTGTCGGTATACCTCTCTCGTTTGCTCAGTTGTTCAGGAATATGGTGCAGCAGCTCGCCGTCGCCGCAGTAAATGGCGGCATGATTCGGCACCGATGAACCAAAACAGCACAGCAGCACATCGCCCGGCTGCGCCTCTGTCAGTGCGACACGGTAAAAACCAGTCGCCTCCATATTGTCAAGATAGAGATTCTGGCCGTTACGCCACCAGTCATCCCCGCGATAAAAATCCGGCATCTCAATTTCCGCCAGATGGTATGCATCCCGGAACAGCGTGTAACAGTCCGTCACCCCGTGCTCAAAGCGCCGCCCGGTAAGATGTGGCACACAGCGGAACTTGTGAATCGCCCCCCGGCAGACCAGCCACCACGGCAAATCACTCTGCACCTGCAGCCGCCTGTCGACCTCACTCAGCCAGGGCAGACCACCGGGGTGGCTGTGGACCAGTGCCACAACCTCCCCCTGCATTTGTGCACGCAGCCAGTCCTCCGGCGACATCCGGAAATACGCCTCCGGCTCACCGGAGATATTCACGCAGGGAAAATATCTGTCCCCCTCCGGCGTTCTCACCACGAAGCCGCACGACTCCGCTGGCGCACATCGCCGGGCGTGCGCCAGAATCGCTGATTCTGTCTCTGTCATGGGTTTACTGCGAAAGTTTGTTAATGGAAAGGTAGCCGCCAAAATTGCCGACGTTATTGCGGAACTTGCAACCACTCAGGCATTTGCTGCACTTATCCTTCGTGATATCGGACGTTGGCTGGTCATATTCATCCGCGACCGCCGGGCCATCATAACCGCACTCATCGCCGCGGTAGATCCAGGTGCAGGTGTTGGCCAGCATGATGCGCCCCGGAAAAACAGCGCCATCCGTTTCCGTCGGTGTGGACAGCACAAAAGAGGCACTGACCGCGCTCAGTTCGCTGCACTGTTCGATGCGCCAGCGGCTGATCACCTCCTGCTCCGGATCGGCGTCACTGTTTCCGTTGACGAAGTTCACCGCATCCAGAAAACGGGCGTAAACCTTACGCCGGACCACCGTTCCGCCGACCAGACTCTGCAGATCTTCCGCCATCCCGGTGACCATGCCGTACAGGTTAGAGACTTTAAGCGTTGGCCTTGCACTGGCTCCTTTGCCGTTCATCTCAAATCCGCTTCCCTGAATGGGATAAGCCTGATACTGCCGCCCCTGCCAGGTGACTGGTTCACCCTTTTCGTTCTGCTCATTACAGAAGAAATAACGATCTCCGCCGACCTCTGTCAGATCAATTTCCCAGAGCACGACCAGCGCGGATTGCTCCGTTTTAGTGCACTCATTGAGTGTTTCCTGCTGTATATCCTGCATCAGTGAGTGACCTCTTCAAAGGTACAGTTAAAATCGGTATACATGGCATTATCCGAAATGCTCCACTCCCTGCAGACAACCCGGACAGTCCTGTTGTGTTTTGGCGGACGCCACAAAAAAGCACGAATCCCGGCATGACGGGATAAAAAACTGTCCAGCGCGGCACGGGAATATTCATCTGTGACACGAAATACCGGTTTAAACGTTTTCAGATCCGCATTCAGACCACCAGCCCGTCGCTGTTCATATCCGTCACCAAACTTTACCGTAATAACTGATGGCTTTCGTGTCGTCTCCATCCCCTCACGGGGGATCCAGTTAAAAACTTCAGGCTCAGGCACTGTACAATCCTCCATCCCGACGCGATGACTGCATAATTGACACAACCCTGCTGTCGATCAGATCCACCAGTCCCCTGGCTGAGCGCGCATCTATCTCGCCATTGCTCCCTTGATTCTGAATGCTGATGTGATACACGGGAGAATAAACAAATCCACCGCCACCATTCACATTTCCAATGGCCCTGACCCCAAGAGAGCCGTCCGCTGCCCGTGTCAGTGGCATGATTGCTTCAGGCCCGGCCTCGCCCATCAACCCGGCACCTTTCGCAAAAGCAAAATACGTCGGTGTATCCACAATAGTGTTACTGTAAGCACTCAGATTTGCCGATGTGTAAACACCACCTTTTGCGTTTGCCACTGCCCCCGAAATCCATCCGCCGACCGTACCAAGCCACCCTCCGGCACCGGAGAGTGATTTCAGTCCGTTAACAATGGCTGCATTCATCAGAATTTTTGAAACTTCCCGGAGAACTGAACTCCCCCAGTTCCTCCAGTCCACAACATTCCCGGCCAGTGCATCGGAAATATTTGATACCAGCCCGTCCATCGTGGAAACGACAGCATCTGCCGCCTGTGAAGCATAATCGGTGGCACTGTCTGCCCAGTTGGTCAGTCCCTCCTGGAGTCCGGCATTCCAGTTATTACGTAAAGCATCGGCCTTTGCATAATAATCCTGCTGATCACTGAGACGCTCTTCCAGATATTTTTTATTCAGTTCTTTCTCCTGTTTCCACAGGGCTTCTTCAATTTCTCCGGCCTGATACTGTCTCAGCAGCTCGTTATTTTTCTGCTCAAACGCCTGCCGGATACTCCACATTTCCTGGAGTCGTTCACGCATCCGTGAGCCTTCACCATATCCCAGCAACTGCGCTTCGTCAGATGCCCGGGCACTGGCATTACTGTCCGCCAGACTGCTCTCATACGCAGCAAGCTGCTCACGAATCTTTTTCTGGTCGATGAGTGCTGCATTCTGCAAAAGCGTTTTTTTCTGCGCTTCTGACAGGGTTGATAATTCGCCCTGACTGACCTGATATTTCATCTTAGCCAGTTCAGTATTCTGCCCTGCCAGTGCTATTTGTTCTTTTTGCTGTTTAATCAGCCGTTTATAAATATCTTCTGTTTTTTCCGCTTCGGTCTTTTTATGCGTTTTGGGTTTATTTGCCTGGTTATTTCGCCAGGCATCCAGTGAGTTATTGATATAATTCTGCCTGGCTGTCTGATACGCCTCTCCCACAAAGCCGAGATCATCCGCAGCATAACCCAGGCGGGCACGCTCACGGGCTTCCCCCTTCAGGCGGGACAGAGCCAGTTCGCGCTCGCTGTTATTCAGTGCAGTCTGCTGTTTATCATCCAGGGTTGCCTGTGGTAGCCGTAACGGTACATTCACCAGCCCCTGTCGCTGCTGAAGTAATTCATTACCGAGCCCGAGAAGGCGATTAAACTCGGTATGCTGCCCATTCATGATCAACAGGGACTGATACGCTTTGTTTTGTTCCGCGGCCTGTTGACGGATCAACGCCACCCGTCGCTCCTCCAGCCCGGCAAGCACATCCTGAATGGATTGCGCTTTGCCCTGCATTTGTGTGAGACGGGACTGTTCAACTGCCAGTTGATTTGTTGCTTCTGCAAGCCCTTCTGTGACAGTTTTTACCGACGTCATGTGGTTAATCATAAAACCGTTATCGGTTGTCCAGCCCGGGTTTGCCAGCACATACTGATAGCCAGCAATTTTTTCCTGTAAGGATTTAATCTTACTTTTCTGCTCGTCAATTAACCTGTTTTGCTCATCAAGTGCCTGCCGCGTCTTTTCCTCATTATCTGACGCTTCAGGAAGCGACATTGCCGACGTTTTCTGGCGAATTTCGTCGATTGTTGCGGCATACTGGCGTGCAGATTCTCTGGCCTGCTCCTGATTCTGATACATCGTGTACCAGGCCGTCGCCCCCAGCATGACGAGTCCCGGCACACCACCAACCAACCCCAGCGCACCACTTAACAGACGACTCCCCACTGACGTGACAGTATTCAGCGTTGTCTGTGCCGCTGTTCTGGCCGCAATATTACGGGTAAGTGACGCCTGGGCAGCTGTCAGCTTCGCTTCTGCTGCGGCCTGCCTTTCGGTACCGCGAGCAGCAACAACCGCCTGTTGCGCACGATAAACCGCCGCACGCGCCCTGGCGGTTGCTATCTGTGTCCCCCGAAGTTGCGCTTCAGCAAGAGCCACTTCGTTTCTGGCTGCAGTAATTAATCCGGCAGTTGCAGATCCAGCAGACGACGCCATATTGCCAAAATATCGGGCTACCCCGACGGCAACCAGAGCACCGGCAGCGGTTGCCACGGTGTCAATATTGCCTGCAATACCATTCAGCACACCGGAGAGCGTCTTCGTCACTCCGCTTGCCTCGTTCGCACCACCAACCCAGGCCATAAAGGCGTTTTCAACTTTGGTTGCAGAGGATGAAACCGTATCAGGCATTGCCGCATATTCATCACGTAATGCCCCAAGCTGACTAATCAGTGCAGGAACAACCTTATCGGCGGTCAACTTTCCGTTATCCGCCATGGCCTTCAGATCCTTACGGGCAACTCCCATTCCCGCAGCCAGAGCACGAATAACACGATCGCCGTTCTCATTCACCGAGTTAAACTCTTCACCGCGCAGCACTCCCTGCGCCAGAGCCTGACTGAACTGCGTGATCACCGAACTGGCTTCTGCTGTACTGGCACCGGATAATTTCAGGCCCGTGGAGATCGCCTCGGTGACTTTCAGTACCTCCTCAGAACTGTAACCATACTCCCGCATGGAAGCTGCAGAGCGGGCAAAAAGGCTGGCGTTATCAGAAAAAGCCGTCCCCGTTCTCTGGCTGATCGCCATTAATTCACGCTGTGATGACTGAAAATCATCACTGGACTGTGAGGCCTGCTTCAGACGGGCATTTACTGAATTCCACTCATCGGCGAGAGAAATAAGATGACCGGTAGCAAAAGCCCCGGCAAATGCCCCCGCCATGTTCAGTGCCGAAGATTTAGCTGTATTTATCTGATCCGTCACTTCTGCCAGTGCACGCCGCATTTCACGGGATGCAGCAGCGGACTGTCGGCCTCCGTTCTGCATGGTACGGTAGTAATCCTGCCCCATACGCGAAGACCGGGAGATCTCTGACTGGAATGACCGGGAATTTGCCGAGATTTTAATAATCAGTTCACGTAATGTCGCCACACTCATTCTCCGGACGAAAAAAAACCGCCGAAGCGGTTATGTTGACTCACTGAGACACTATTAAAAGCGCGTTTTCCAGTCCAGCAAATGGATCTGATACGCCTTCTGTCTGCTCCTTCTCCCACTGAAGAAGCGCATCATTCAGTGGCACTTTGACCCCCTGCGCACCGTAAACAGCTGAAACAATCTGGGCAGCCCGGATATCAGCCCGTTCGTCCCCCAGCGGGCTGAACCTGTCAAATTCTGCCCACATCATGATTTCTGATGCGGACATTTCCCGGCGTAACTCTGACAATGTGCGCCCCATCCTGAGCGCCAGCATCATCAGAAAACGCATCCCCGGAAGCGCTACTTTTTTTTAACCTCGCCGGCATCACTGATCAGTTCCAGAGACTGCCGAAGAAGCCGCGCATGCACCGGGCCATACACGGCAATCACCTGTTCACGATCATCCACTGAAAATACAGGTTGCAGTCCGGTATCACACAGAACATCGATGAACAGTTCAACATCCGCTTCCAGATTTCGGCGGGCGCGCTCCGCAACGGATAACGGTGTCTCATCATCTTTTGCTTTAACGATCTCCTGCCAGCGCAACCAGGCTTCTGCAGAAGGTTCCCGTAATACAACCGTTGCCCCTTCCCATTCAGGCACATCAACAGTTTTATGGCGAAACCCCGACATCGTTGCCAGTGCCAGATTACGGATATTTTTAGTCATCACATCTATCCTCATTAACTGACGGTAACAGTGCAGGAAGTAGAGGTCACCTTGTTAACAGGACTTGCTGAATCAGAAATCTCGCAGGTATATGCACCCGCATCACCGGATACTGCCGATGCCTTACTGAACGTTGCCGCCGTCTGTCCGGAAACAGGAGAACCACCTTTCTTCCAGACATAAGAATAAGGCGGCACACCACCCGCAGCCTCAACCGCCATTTCAAGTTTCGCTCCGGAAGCAACCCGCAGCGTGCTTTTTAAATCGGCCTTCACTTTCAGCGGCTCTGTCGTCAGCACAGGTTTACCTTTCAGGCGCAAGGAAAACGTTGCAGCCACAACACCATTGGTTCCTGCAGACCAGGTATGCTGACGCACCTCTGCCATAAAGGTAAATCCGTTGCCTGACGGAAAAATAACTTTAAAGCCATACGTGGTGTCATTGTCATAGGCACTGCGCAACGCGTTCTGGGCAGCATTCAGATAAAAGTTGCCTGACATGGAAATCTCTGAAGCAGCCCCAAGGCCGTTAATATTTTCCTGCTCAACAGAACACAGCGTGGTGACATCAATATCCTGCTTTTGTCCTGCGGTAAACTGCACCTCTTTGATTGTACAGCTCAGGCCAAGATAGCTGGCAGAATCCAGGGTTTCTGCTGTTACCGGTGCAGACGAAATCATAATTTTCGTCAGTTGCGAACGCTCAAAATTAGAGGACATACTCGTCTCCTGAAAATAAAAAAACCCGCCAGCGGCGGGTGGGTAAAATCATTAATGACCTCAGGCTATTACTTGGAATTCAAGCGTGGCTCTGCTCAGACGGGAGTCAGGATCATAACCCTGCGTTTTAGAAATAACGGAGGGTGCCAGTTTTCTTACCACATCAAGCGCCTGCTCACGAATATTATCTGCGTCATCAGGTACTGTCGCCCAGACATCGATCTGCACGGTAATTCTGGATTCAGCCTGCCCATCAAGCACATCAGATGCCGTGTCAGACACCACAGAAAACACCAGCCACGGCGGAGATACCGCAGGCTTTCCATCCGTCAGTGGGACCACATAAGGATAAACCTGTCCTCCGGCCAGCTGAGACAACAGGGAATACAGTGTGGCCTCTCTCATTTACTTAAGACCTCATCAATAGCCTGATTCATTCGCTGTATGGCAATCCGTGCTGCCAGTTCCTCTGTCGTATCGAAAGCCGGGCGAATGAATGGATGCGCGGGCATGTTTATCGTTCCCAGCTCCACAAAGCGCCAGTAAAATGCATTTCGGGGATCGCTGGCTTTCATGCTGTTATCACTGTTTCCGGTTCGCAGGTTCCGTCCGCGAATGTGGACACCCGAGATAATTTCCCCCCGACGCTTTGAACGCTGAGTGAGAACAACCACATTTTTCTTCAGTTTCCCGGTTCGCTCCGGCGCACGTTCAACAACTGCATCCCGCATAACTTCAGCACCGGCACGGGTGGCATCGCGCAGAACCTTATTGTTTTCTGCCCTGCTGAGCGTCTCCAAATCCCGTGCAATATCCGCCAGGCCGGAAAAATCAAGACTGAAATCCATCACACATTCCCCTTCAGGCTGCAGAGTATTTCAAGCCGGGTAGCGCGTGCATCCGGTATTGGTGGACCTTCTATACCCAGAATGGCCCCTTTAAATGCACCGGTCAGCACTTTCAGACGTGAAGTCGCTGTCACATCGCGCCGGAATCTCATCCAGACTCTGACCGTAGCCTGAGCGGTTTCTGCTCCGCCTGAGATTATCTCCCTCCCGCTGATACCCTTAACTTCTGCCCATACGGTAGCTCCCTCCGTCACCGTCTCCACCGGATGCCCTGACGGAGAGCGGGCGGTGGTGACATTCAGAATAATTACGCGATCACGTAATCTGCCCGCCTGCATGTCTCCTCCTACAAAGGAATAAAACGATAAGGCTCCAGCAGAGAAGAAAAACCAAACGGGACTGGTGCCTTGCTGACATCTGAGGAATTTTCCCGGTTTTCGTACCAGTGCCCGACCAGCAACATGAGCGCCAGCAAAACATCATCAGCTATAAGCACCCCTTCAGGATCACCTTCCGGCACCGTCTCCTCATAAAGCTTACGGTTGATAAAATTTTCTGCCTTGCGGCAGGCAGCCCGGAAATACAGCATCAGTAACTCATCATCAGTTGCATCATCTGTATCAATACGGCACTGCGCCCTGAGTTTTTCCACTATTGCTGCCATCAGAAACTCCTGCCCGCAACACTGTGCGGGCATAAAAAAACCGCGTCGGCGCGGTCTGTAACTGAACAACGAGTGGTTATTTGCCAGTGAGCGCCTTGATGGCTGCCACATCTTCCAGCACACAGTCAAAACGATGGAAAGCCAGAAATGCCACCTGATCAAACTCAGCATAACGCTCAACCAGACGTTTCAGTTCCATATAAGTAACGCGGCGAATGATAAAGCGGTTGAAATCCCCCAGGAAAATGAATTTTTTTCCGGTACCAATCCCGTCAATAGCCTGATCAATAACATAAGGGATCCCCAGCACAGTAGCCGGCGTACCGCCTGCAATATCCGGCAGCCATAACGGGCGTTTCTGTCCATCCTCCATCTCTTCAATAGTCTGCAATGTGGCATCATTGAATGCCCAGCGGTATTTCGGCCCACCACGATATGCCGGATCAATGGCATGTTTCAGGGCATTCATTTCTTTCCAGGTGAAAGCGGCAGAGGCTGCAGTCTGGATGATTCCCGTCACCGACGCTGCCAGCCCTTTTGGCTGTAACGGTGATCCCGTTCCGGTCCCCTGAACCAGATATTTCGCCTCTCCACGACCAATACGCTGGGCAATACGGTTTGCCAGATAAGATTCAATATCCACCCCACTGTCCTGGAGCAGCTCATTGGACACACGAATTATTTTTGATGACAGCTTTTTAGCCCCCAGAATAGCGGTCCCGAACGTCACATCCTGTTCCGTTGCGGCTGTATTTTCCGCCAGCAGTTCGCCCTCTTCAGTCGTGCCATCAGACGTTGACCAGGTGATATCCTGCCCGGTTGATGTGGTCAGAAGTTGCGCAACACTGGCAATCCCGCCATAAGCCTTCATGGTGTCAATGATTTTGTTACGCATCTGCGTGGGCACCGTATATCCGCCCTGAGAATCCGTTGTTACACTCTGAGCCCGCAGTTCACGCATCAGATTACGCTCTTCAGCATTCAGTTCTGCAAATCCGGCACGCAGAAAACGGTTAAATGCCGCAGCGCGCTTCTCTTCCACCGCCTTTTTCCCGTTCTCCGCCTCATTATTCTGGCGCTCTTCCGGCCCGGACTCATCCACATATGCCTGATCCTGACGGCGCAACTCTTCTTCACGGGCGATTTGCTCATCCAGCGCATCCAGCTCAGCTTTCGCCCTGTTCCACTCTGCCCGTTGCTCATCAGTCCATGCGTTATCACCAATTTTTTCATGCAGTGCACGCATATCCTTTGCAATGGTGTTTCGTTTTTGCTTCATCTCATGAAGTTTCATCGTCAGTAGTATCCTTATGCATTAAGAAGGGTCAAAAGACGCTCACGCGCCATTCGTTCGTTAACAGCTTTCTTCAGCGCACCACTCGCCCGCGCTTCCTGCCAGGCTTTCATTGAGCGGACACCAGAGTCTGCGTCCTGATAGGCCGGATATGTCACCGGGCTGACGTCATACAGACGAGAAATGCGCGTGATTTCCCGGATAACAATCCCCTCGTCGTCTTCATACCAGCTCTCTCCATCACGAGCGACGCGAAACGCGAACGAGGACTGATTAATGTCACCACGCAACATTGGTGACAGCACCAGGTCACAAATCGTCGGCGTATCCGGTGCAACAATGTCGTAACGCAAACCACGTTCATCCACTGATAATGACAACGTGCCGGCAGAACTTCGTCCGAGAATGAAATTAGGATCATGATTAAACAATCCACGTACATCATCATTCAGCACGTCGTCAAAAGCCCCCGGCTTGATGATTTCACGAAATCCCCACAGAGGTTCTGAACGACTGTTAAATACCGAGCCATACCCCAAAATATGAGTCGGGGCATTATCATATTGTTCTGCCCGCACTTCCCCGCTGTAACAGCGCGTTTCACGGTCATTCATCGTTCTTTTCCTCTTTGCCTTTCGTATCTTTAAAATCATTCAACGGATTTGCTGCATTTACGCTGACCAGCATTTCATCCAGACCATCAACCGGGTTCATGTCCTCAAATGCCCTCGCTTCATTCCGGCTCATCCAGCCATCTGTAATGGCAAAGTGATAAAACTGCGCACGCTCCTGTGGAGTCCCGCGGAGCAATCCTGTAAGGTTGAAACGAACGTAATACCCGGCAGCCCGTTCTGTGCGGGTAAACAGGCGACGGTTAAGCTCCTGCTCCCAGTTCGCAACCCAGGGCATCATCGTGTAGCGAACAAACTGAATCGCCTGCTGTGTAATATTCGAAAATGTGGCTTTTTCCAGGTCATTAATCATGTGCGCCGGGACATTAAAAATTCCGGCAATCATCGACCGGTTCAGCTTGGTCATATCAATGATCTGAGCATCCACCGGAGAAACTGTCAGGGCACGGTAATCCAGTTGCGCAGGCAGCAGCATGGTTTTATTTTCCTGACTGCGAAGCTCTGTCACCGCCCGCTGCCACATATTCTTGAGCCTGCTCCAACTCTGTTCGTTCAGTTCATTTTTCACAGAAATAATCCCGGCAGGACGGGCATTACCGTTAAAAAAAGCACTGGTATACTGCTGACCACTCATTCCCATACCAATGGTTTCAGCATGCTGCATGATCGGACTCAGTCCCATTTTCTGATTGTTTCCCAGCGCCCTGATATGGATCATGTCGTCCGGACTTACCGCAAATGCACCCTCTTCGTTATACACACCGTAGGTATGACGCCCTCCAGTGTTAAGTAACGTGGTTTCCCATGGCATACAGCATTCAAGACTGGTAACCTCGCCACGACGATTACGTTTCACCCACGTATAACCATTGCCCCACCCCAGCACATGACGCTGCTTCAGTTCCCGCCACTTATAGCTGGTCTGCCAGGCATTCGGTTCATCATGAACGAGCCAGAACAACGGGTGATCGCGTGCCGGCTGAACATGCTCATTCGTTTTTCGCATCACATGCAGGGGCATCTGAGCCACACTGGATGAAATAACATAAATACAGGCATAGACAGCAGCCAGCCTCATGGACGTTTCCGGACTGACATACACATCCCGGGCAAAAATATTATCCGTCTCAGCGGCCTCTCCGGTTACCGGAACCGAGGGATTTTCCAGAGGCTCACTGCGAAACAGAGCATCAAGAAGCATGTTTTCTCCTCATGGACACCACCAGTGCATAAAGCAGCAACAAACAGCCAGACAGCATCAGAGACGCTGGCAGACCTGCATACAGATAAACGCCAGCAGTGAGCAGACCGAAACCGATCAGCCCGGTCATATCAGTAATAAGCTGTTTCACAGAATTAACAGGTCCTCATCAGGATCAAGCGTGGACAGAAAGTCATTCACGCCCCCGCCATTTACCAGAAAGCGGCTCATGGCTGTAAAAAGCGCAACAGGGCCGTCGATTTTGGCTTCCGGCGTGGATTTATTCGGGAAGATGTTGTCGTTTTTGTCCGGTTTTACAGTAACGTTAGACATCATCCAGTTCATGACCGGATGATTGCTGTGATGGAAACGCCCGGCATAAACCAGTGATTCCGTTTCCTTCATGGCCTCTGACAGATTGCGGACCGTCTGCGGAACCTCCACCAGCGGTATCCCTTCTTCAGCCAGTGCCAGACTGAACTGCATTGCGCTCCACGGGTCAAATCCCAGTTCCCTGAGGTTTTCACCGCCAATCCATTCCAGTAAGTCACTTTTTATCTGAGCATGATCGATAACATCACCATCCGTCAGGATGAGCTTATCCATCTCCGCCCACTTCCGGTAAAGTTCTGCCTGCTGCCGCGAGCATCGTTCCAGCCGTCCTTCCGGAAGCCAGAATTTAAAATCAGCATGAACATGTCCGTTATCGGTTCGCCAGAGTTTTGCCGCCGCACAGATATCAATCTTATGAGCAAGGTCGACGCCGACCCACATGGGATATGTTTTCAGCTCATGTTGTGGAGCAATGTATTCGCACTTCTCCCACTTAATCATATCCATCCAGGCAGATTCGGCAGTGACCCACACATTCATGTGTTTGGTAAGAATATTTCAAGTTTTTTAAAATTGACTGTATATCAATCGTTTAACATGAAAAAACAGTCTTTATAAATCATCGAGCAATACACAGCGCAATACACGTATCTGTATTGTTTTAATGCTGATACACACCGTTTTTTGATACAGTGATTCGACCTACCATCGCGAAGCATTTTTTATTTCTTGTGTGTAACAATCTGACGAGGTGAGCACTCAAAGAGATAAGAGGCAGTAGAAATTTCGATCCCCCCTGAATGCAATTTTTCGTATATATATACAAAACAGTGCGGGTTATGCGGGTTAGCGGGTTATCTTCGCGTGCTAATTATCTTTTACTCTTTAATATCAATATGTTAAAAAACAACGCATTTAAATATCAGCCAGAATGTAACCCGCAAGACATTCAAAATAACCCGCAAACACCCCTCAAATAACCCGCAAAAACATCCCTGAAAGTAGGTGCCGGTAATACTGAAAATTTATTCCATTAAATGAGCATTGTCCTCTCTCATCCATTCCGTTACACACCATCAAACGCCGCAAGCCGCTCTTTGTGGCTGTCGCTCATATCGAATGCAAATTCCTCATGCTCTGCCTGGAATGTGCCAAACGCCATCAGCGCCGCAACGCTCGGGTCTATCTTGTTGGATGATTTTTTCTTGTTCGGCTTGATATTGGCGTTCGCGTCACTCTGCATCACAACATTACTCATTGACCAGGCCAGCACCGGATCACCACGATGCACAATCACCTTCCGGTTAACAAAAACTTCGAACGATTTCGCCGCCGGACTGAAACGAAGGTATGTTTGCGGGAACGGCTCCACCTCAAATCCTGCGCCCTGTAGCTGCGTCCTCAGGTGCGTGGCGTTCCATGTATCGAAGCCCACCAGCCTGATATTGAAATTTTCTGCATCTGCCATGATGTCATCACGGATACGGTCATAATCAATGCAGTCACCCGGTGTTGTGCGTATCCAGCCCGCCTTTACCCACTGGCGATAGATGGCGCGGTTTTTATTGGCGGGGTTCTGTAGCTGAAATTCCGGCAGATAGTGACGGGAAACCAGCATAATCTTTTTACCGACCGGAAAGGCATAGCACACGCTGGAAATATCGCTGGTTGATGATAAGTCCAGCCCCGCGTAGCACTCCTGCCCGTATAAATCCGCCTCCGCGAACGTTCCGGCGCACTCCGCCCATGCACCGTTACCCATCCACGGCGTAGCCCCCTGACACCAGATATTGAATCGCTTGGTGAGCATTTCCACCCACTGCGACGGAATACCCCGCGCTTTCTGGATGGTTGAGGCCAGTTTTTCACGATCGACGGAAACATCGATATTGGGATTCGCCTTTATCCACATCGCCGGATCGTCAACCTCGCTTTCATCATCCAGCTCGTAAATCAGCACGAACATGGATTCGTTCACCTCTTCACCATCCAGTATCTGGCAGCAATAGTCGTAGTGTTGTTTACAGGCTGAAACAACGTTGCTCCCCGATGTGGTGATGGCAAATAATAACCCCTCCGGACGCGCCCCCATTCCCAGTTCAAGCGCGGAATAAACCCCGTTGTCAGGGTGCAGGTGATATTCATCCACAATGGCAAGACTCGGGTTTGTACCTTCAATGGTTGCCGCTTTTGCTGCCAGTGGTTTTAACAGGCTGTTGGTTTTCGGGTGTATCACCTTGTGTGCCTGAATATTTACCCGCTTTCGTAACGGTCGGGATAAAAGGCACATCTGACGCGCATCATCAAACACGATCCGCGCCTGATCACGACTCACGGCGGCGGTGTAAATATCCTGCTGCCCGTTTTCCATAACCAGAAACCAGTTAGCCAGGATAGCGGCGACCGTGGATTTGGCATTTTTTCGCGGTACTTCAATGAATGCGCTGGTGTATTTGCGCCGCCCGGTGGCCTTAACCTTAAAGCCCAGGATGCACGCAAAGGCGAACTGCTGCCACGGCTCCAGCTCAATGGGGCTACCGCGCATTGCGCCTTTTACGTGCGGGCACACCCTGGAAAAGGCAATAAACCGCTCCACGACCTCCGGATCGAACGTGTAAAGGGGGTTTTCAAGGTCAGAAAAATACCGTTTAACGGCCTGTTTCAGTCGTTTACAGGCCGTAATTTTGCCGTTTTTTACGCCTTCTGCGTACTCATGCCAGGCGGTCAAGCTCGTCCTCTTCCTCTGTTTCCGGTGGATTTCTGCGGCGGCTTACCGGGTCAAAACCCAGCAAAGAAGCCATTTTGATCATTATTCTTTCTGCGTCAGCCTTTGCGCTCAGGGCGGGGTTTCTGCTCTCACTGCCCTGACTGTTAACAATGCTGAATCCGCGCGTCGCAAGGTCTTCGACGGCTTTGCGGTATATGGAGTAGTTAACGCAATACAGCTCCAGATTGCTCCAGTCGGCGGGGGTAAGGTCTTCCCGCCCGGAAAGCTGGCGCGATTTTTCCTTCCACTGCCTGACCGCGATTTCATCCAGGTAAGCGGGGGCTTTTGGTGGTCTTGCCATGTTCTTTTTTCGCCCAATTATTTTCAAAAAAATTCCCGTGCACAAAAATTTGAGGAGGCGGTCGGTGTCCGGCAGGGACGGTTTCGTCCTGAAAACCTCCCCCACCCCCTCTGACAGCCTCACCAGCGATTGCGAAAACATTCCATGACCTCGCGGTCACGGTCGGTTAATCGCTTCGGTGTGGTGCGTTCTGTGCGCCCTGTCCTGTTGACTTTGTGCCCTGTCTCCTGTGTCTTCCATAAGTCACGCTGCCTTATCAGTCCACGTATCAGCCTGTTTTGCTCCTGTTCAGTCATCATCGCCATACATCCAGTCGTTACGATGTGCCGCCCGTTCTTCCTGCTCGCGATACATGCCCGCCTTACGGTTCGCTTTCGTGGCTGGATCTTCCCGTGTCGTCTTACGGTTGTGGCACGTCTGGCACAATGCCTGGTGGTTCCACTCAGGCCAGAAGAGAACATCACCGCCGCCATTGATGGGAATGATGTGATCCACCACAAGAGCTGGCGTATAAATCCCCTTAGCCAGACAACGCACGCATAACGGGTTTTTGCTCAGGTACAGGGCGCGGTATTTGTCCCACTGCCGGGAATACCCACGCGCGCGGCGGTGCCCCCGTCTGGCATCCTCTGCACGCCATGCAGCCCGCCTGTGCTCTTCACACTTGCCGGACTTCACGCGCTTATTACAGCCCGGCTCAGTGCATCGCCTTAATGGTTGCCACGGCATCAGTACACCCCCACATCACGATAAACCGACCAGAGCGCAGAAATAGCCATAGGCAGTTCAGACTGTTCCACAGGTGAAACCGCTTCCCTGTTCTCGTACAGGAAAGCGATGTACATCAGGCAACCAACACGTATTGCCGGGGTAAATTCCAGCCCGTCTTCAAAACGTTTCCCGATATGCTTCTGGCAGGCTTCCAGCGCCGCATCGGTATACATTTTCAGAAGTTCGCCTTCTCCGGAAAAGTCATCAAGGCGAAGATGTGCCCTGACTTCATCAGGTGTAATTTTGTCTTCACTCATCTTTTTCACCTTTAATTTCCACAGTCTGCTTCCATGCCTGGCTGAACTCGTCGCCACCTTCACGCGGCGGCATTCCCTCACGCTCACGGGCTTCGTTCGGATTCATGATCCCGTTCTTAATCCCTTTCTCATACGTGGCGTAACGTTCGGTAGGGGTGGCGCGCAGTAAATCGGCTGAATCAAACTCAACCAGATAACGGGTACCAGGTACGGGAGAAGCCACCAGCAAAGCGGCCTTGATTTGCTGTTCGAAGTTCGCCAGCCACGGACGCATTGTCATAGTCAGAAACGCGCGGCTTGCCTCACTGAAATTGCTGTAGGTGCTGTTGCTGTATTCCTGAAGAAAAATCGGCGACACGTTGAACATACGGGCAATGTCTTCAATGGAGAAGCGACGGGAGGCCAGCCATTCAGCATCCTGGTTACTCATTCCCAGTTGCTTGTAATCCATGCCCCCTTCAAGGATTGGCGTTTTTCCGGCATTTTTCGCCCCCTTGTAGCGTTCCAGTGCGTCTAATGCCTGTTTACCTTTCACGCCGTCCAGCCATTCGCCTGACGTGATAATCCCTGCCGCCATCATGCCATCTTTCATAATGCTGGCTCCGTGGCGCTGTTGAGCAAGGCCAAGCCCCAGCGCCTCACGGCAAATCGTGACAGGGGAGCGCCCCAGAAAGCCATCATCCGAGGCATAGCGGAGATGCAGAACTTCTTCCTGTAAATACGTGCGCACCGTTCCTGTACAGGGTTCGGTGATGGTATAGCGGTATTTGTGTGCGCCTGTGCGTTCCGGTACAACACACCCCGGCGCATAAGGATGAAGTGATTTTGGCTGCCCGTCCTGCCCCCACTCAATAACCGCATAGGCGTTACCGTTCAGCAGACAGTGACGCATCATTGTGCGTTTAAACTGGTAAGGTGTCTGGCACGAATTAGGCTGCTCATTCAGCAGAATATCTACCGGATGACTGTCCAGCCATTCCCGCGCCTCCCTGCCCTTGTCATTACGTACCAGATACAGATAACACGGCATCGTGGCCACCGCCTCAGCGATGACAGAAACCGCGTTCATCACAGCAGGCAATGATTCAGCCGTCCCGGCAGAAACATATTCTCCGGATCCGGTATTCGGTACGCCGGACAGCGCCAGAAAATCATCAATGGACAGGTTACGTTGCTCGCTTTTTTTACGACTAAAAGGCCACCACATATCACAACCCCGCCAGTTCAGCCCAGCGATGACGATTATTTCCTGCCGGGCGTAATTCAGGGTGCTGTGCAAACAACGAACGGTGGGCAATCTCCACGCCAGATTCTGGATAAGCAGGCATCGACGTTATTGTGATTTCTCGGAGTTCAGCGGCGGTTACGGTACGCAAATACGGTTTTTGCGCGATATTCCATTCTTCGCATAATGCGCGAAAGCCAAAGCTCATTCCTGTAATGTCGCCACGCGACACCAGCGTGAGCACATCTTTTCCAAGCTGGGTATCAGGCGGTGTCAGTTCAAAACGTAGCCCGGTGTTGTCCCCAGTCAGTACCAGAGTGCCGGATTTGGTGCGCCCCAGCAGTTGGGTATAGTCATGCTCATACAGGCAGCGCACATCATTACCCGCCGCCAGATAGTCAGCAAAAGCCCCCGGCGTGAACTGTTCGCGGAATTCGTCCCAGATAATTTCTGAAAGGCTGTTCCAGCGAACGGCATACCCCACCAGCTTTTTATTGCTGGCGGTCAGTTCAGATGTGCGGATTTCAAAATCGGTGTTTTTCATCGGTGTACTCCATAAAGCTGAAAAAGGAGGCCGCAGCCTCCTCCTTACTCATGACTAGCCAGCTTTCATTTCCAGAATTTTGATGGCGTTTGAATCCACCACACCACCGCCCAGATATTTATCCGTGTGGACCTTGTAGAATCCGGGTTCAGTAATGTTGTCCGGTCGGGTGCGAATCCCTGTTACATGATCAACGATGAAATAACCACGACTGAAATCGCCAACCGCTAGCGGTGCTTTTCCTGCGCCGATGTCCGGCATGGACTCCAGGCAGAAAACAGGACGACCAAGCAACATATCCGGCGCACCTTCTTTAAGGCTGTCGCGCCAGATATAATCGCCATTCTCATTTTTCAGCTTCTGTAGTGTCCCTGCCGTGCCCGAGTTCATCACCCAGACGGCATTTTTGCGGTATTTCGCTTTCAGCTTGTAGAGAATGTCGATCAGTTCGTCCGCTGTAATGGCGGTTCCACTTGCCGCTACCACTTTTTCAATGGTGCCAAAAGCGCGGGTTTTGTCACTGGTCGCCGCACGGGTGTAAGCCATGAAGCCTTTCGGCTTGCCGTTACCGTCGCCATTAACAAAATCATCCTCTTCGGTGCTGGCGAACGTGTCGGCAATTTCGGAGGATAACCAGCCCAGAATATCCACCTCTGAAAAATCCAGGATTTCCTGCGTGGTTTTCGGGTAGGCGTAGATCGGATTCAGCTTGATGGTTACACGTTCAATTTTCGGGGTGTTGGTTTCACTACGTGCGCTGCCTTCTGTGCCTCGTCCTACAGTTGCGCCGCCAGTGGAAACCAGTTTCTGAAACTCATTTGATTTTGCGGTCTTCACGGTCGCGATCACGCGCATAACACTGTCATCCTGTAGCTGGCGCATGACTTCGCGATCAAGCTCAGGAATTACGGTATATCCGCCATCCCTGCCGCTGTCAGTGCTGGTGGTCAGTGATCGCACATCTCCGGTTACGATGTAGTTACGCAATTCATCAGATGATAATTTCTGGATGCCCGTTCCTGGCTTGCTGCGTTCTTCATCAGCCACAGACTCGAGGCGGGAAATTTCTGTGTCGAGGGAATCGGCTTTTGCACGCAGTTCATCAAACTGTTTGCCCTCGTCATCGTTCAGGCTGCGGTTTTCACTGTCGGCTTTTTCCAGCAGGGATCGCATCTGGTTTTTCAGGGCGGTTTTTTGCTGGCGGAGTTCGATTAATTTCTTCATGAAGGTTTTCTCGTATTGGTTAAGATTCAGGACGTGAAACCAACACGGAGGGAGCGCCGCCCGACACTCTCGGCATCTCGCAGATCAACCCGGCATCGCGCAGGGGGTCAGGCGGCATTGTGGCGGCTCACGTCTGAGTGCCACACGCCAACATATACATAAAAATCAGTATGTAAACACCTGTCAGTAAGGCCGAACAACCACGAAAAAACACGAACAAATAATTTACAAAAGAAGTAAACCATGGCCTATTATTGCTACCTCTGACTACAACAAAGGACGCATCATGAATTTAAGCGCAATGGTATACCCTGATACTTTCATAATTAATGGCGAATCATTTAAAGGTAAAAGAAACGCAAAAGAAAACAAGGTATTAATTCCATATACAAATGAACCGGAAGTAACTATTGGTCAACACATTATCCAGTGTGTCGGTAAAAACGAGATAAATCTAAAAATTATAGATATGAAGTTGCTTCCCAATGGAACCCTCAGACAGGGAACCAACCATCCAAATATGTTGACGCTCTATATTGAAAATATCACGGGAAATGAACATATGACGCCACCTAAAAGTAATACATTTAACATTGGTTCAATTAGTGGTAATCAAGTGCAGATAGGTGAGCATAACCATATGCTGGTAAACATCAGCATCACTGAACTGGTTGAAAAAGTCTCTAAATCGGGGGATGTACAAGCCAAATCAGTATTAAAGCAGTTACTGGAAAACAGTACCGTTGCCAGCATTGTTGGGGCTGGCGCAAGTGCCTTAATAGGCTTACTGTAAAAAAATGGCCTGGATTTTACCAGGCCTTTATCATTTTACCGTTTCACGGGATCCCGCATTCTGCTTCTTAGTTTCCACAGGTATTCGATCATCGCTTCCACCTGCTCACGGTTGGTTGCGAAAATTTCCCCGGTCAGTGAGCTGCGCAGAAAATCATGATGATCCACAACAAACAACGCATCGGAAGAAAGCAGACGGCGATATTTTTTTGCTGTCGTGGTTTCCAGATCATCAAAACCATGAAACTTTTTATGTTGCTGAACTTCTTCAAATGTCACAGGCATGTTTCCTCCTGCTACCACGATACCAGAAACAGTTAACAACCGTTATCAATTATCCCCTTTTTTTTCGGGTAGTTCCTGAACATCTCACCGCCAGGTTTCTGTAAGCCCATCCCGGTATGTGTGCGGTTTATGGCCTCTTTCAGTATTCCGAAATTATCCGGTATGACTGGTTGGCGCGCTGCCTTACGGATACATTCCGCGCGACGCTTTGCCACCTGTTCGCGCTCCTTGTCAGTGCTCACCAGCCACATAACATCAGCCCAACGTGCCGCCGCTCTCCGGTACAGCCCTTTAGCCTCCAGTTCTTCCGCTTTGCTGTCTTTAATCATGCTGTACCTCACTGCTTAAAACGGTATCCCGTCCCCGTACGGATCATCGTGCTGGCCTGTCTGTTGTTTTGCCCTGTTCAGTGCGTCAGTAGCCTGGCCCTGCTGGCCTTTTTTGCCGCCCGGTCGCGCCGTTCGCGCACTGATTACGCTGTCTGCGATGACCTGCCAGCCCTGCCGCATTTCGCCGTTCTGGCCTGTCCACTGGCTTACCTGCATGTTACCCGCCACACTCACCAGTTCGCCTTTCTGGTGTTTTGCCAGTGCATCGGCCTGTCTGCCAAACGCCAGGACGGATAACCACATCGTCGCCGTTCCGTCATCTGCCTGGCTGCACGGCAGGGGAACCGCCATACTCGCCATAGCCATTTGTGTCCCCTTGCTGGTGGTCTTTAACTGCGGGTCAGCCACCAGCCGCCCGTAAGCCGCTATCTGTGCTGTCATGCTGTCTGTTCTCCGGTTTTAACGTTGATTGTTACGCTTGTTTACACCCTTACGGTGAAATTCTGCGGGTTATAATCGCACTTTTGCGGGTTATAACTGCCGTTTTGCGGGTTACGTGCGGGTTACTGATTTCCTTTTTATTCATACAGTTAATGCACTTATACACAGGATAACCCGCATAACCCGCAACTTTTCACCTCACACAGGGGGTTAATCTTCTGCCTCAGGCTGGAACATCAGCACGTAAAAAACATGCTGCTTCCCCCCAATTTTGCCGAGCGCCTTTTTCTTGTAACGGCGATCGTTACCCGCTTCCAGCATTCCGGCAGCACTCAACGCGCGGGCAAAGTGAGACGGATTAAATCCCTGTGCTATCTCACCCTCAAATACATGCGGGAACGTGTAAAAACGGAACTCGTCATCTTCGTTTCTGATACTCCCCTTTCTGTATCCGGCAAGCTCTTTAATCGGTAAATCACGCTCGTCGGTGTTGGGCCACGGAAGGTATCTGCTGAATCCGAACGACGCTAAAAAAGCCTCTGCCTGTTCAACCATCTGTTTAAACTCCCTGTTACCCGTGCCGAACTCCTTCACCCAGGCATTAAAATTATGCTGAATGGCATCGCGGCACGCCTGAACATCCCAACCAGTAATATGGACGGAAAGCACCAGCGCCGACTCCAGCATGGCGAATCGTTCCCCCACACGGTGAACCTGTTCGCCGTAACTCTCCGGTATCAGGTTGCGCCACCGTTCACGGCATGCCCTTACCGTATCCTTTGCCTCCTGCTGGTGGTCTGCCAGCCATTTAACCCATTCACGCCCCGCCGCCCCGTGATTTTCTGTCCAGGCATCCTTTAACGCGTCTGCGTGTGCCTTTCCGGTGCTGTATTCGTGAAACTGCGTGGCTTTTTCCATTGGCACGTTAAGCAGGCGGACAAGCTGCCCCGCCTTGACTTTTATCCCCTCCGTTTTGAGGAATGTCTCAACGTCCATTTCTCCGGTGCTGATTGCCACCGTGCGCCAGTGTTTGATCTCCCTGTTGCCGCCGTCCTTCGCCCCCTGTAATTTCCCCGAACCGTTAAACAGCGTATAAGCCGACGTGGACACTTCCCGCGCGTTTCCGGCCTGACCTATTTCATCCAGGGGTAATAGCCCGTCATTGTGCGCCTCTGCCTCGTTGGCGATGCCTAACGCTGTACCGTACCAGGTCAGCCGTTGCGCGTCCGGCTCTCCCCATAAACTGGATGCGATGTTCTGTGTGGTGGTTTTCCCTGCCGATGACTGTTCGAAAAGATGTACCCCGAAGCCGTCAGCACCCACCAGCCCGATTAATGGTGCGGATAACGATACCGCCACACCCAGCATCATGGACGGATTACCACCAGCCAGCCGCGCAACGGTATCGCGCCAGCCCTCCGCCGTTCCTGCCACAGAATAGCCATTAACGGCAGCCGTTTTTCCGGTAAACAGGATCGGTTTTTCAGACTCACCAATGACTGAACCGTCCGGCATGATGTACGCACCAAAATGCCAGCCCGTTGTTGTGCTTAACTGCCATTCCTCATGGTTTCCGCTTAACTGCATCCAGTCAGCCAGGATAGCCCTGTATTTGCCGTTAGTTGTTACGTTAAGGCCGTGGTCTTTCAGCAACCGCCAGCCGTCACGGTCGCCAATGCCCCCGCACGGAACCGCCATTGTGATGACTTCATGGTTTGCGGGTTTCTTCCAGCGCATCACGCGGTAATGCTCTTTGCCGATTGTCCCCGTTCCCAGTAGTTCAAGCGGGGAACATAACCACGTCTCAGGCCGGATAATTTCGCCTGACTGCTTGTCAACTTTGGGCGTTACCCAGAAAACACCATCGGCGCGACTTTCAACGCGGGGCTTTAATTCATCATCGCCCTGGCTTTCTGTGATTTTTTTCTTTAAGGGCAACACCAGACTTTCCCCGCGCTCGTATTCGTCTTTCAGCCGGGCAAGCTGCGGTGTCCAGTCCTCCAGTAGTTCACCGTTCTCGTCACAAAAACTGGCTTCCTTAACACCAGCCACTGCCAGCAGGGTTTCAATCTGTAACGCCTGTCTGTCATCCAGCTTTCCGGCACGTCTGACCATGGCGCGTAACCGTCCATCATCCACAATACGCAGGTTTTCCAGATTACCCAGGTCACGCCGCCCGAGATAAACAGGTGGTATTTTGTCGCCGCGCTTTCTGGCTTCTCCGCCCTGCATGTAATGCTCTGCGTGGCTGTATGCGTCATCCCCCGCAAAAATCACTGCATCCTCGCCTTTATCTTTCGGTAACAGTTTTACGTTCGGTGCCAGTTTCATTTTTTACCTCTGGATGCGCTGAGCATGCTTTTTATTTTCTTAATATTTTCCCGTGCTTTTTCCCTGCTGGTGGGCTTACCGCGTGTTGCGTTCTGTACCAGAGAAAAATCACGCCGGAACTGATAAACAGGCATCACGCAGTCATAGCCGTACCCATCACGGCGGTAAGTAACGCACCGTCCCGCCACGCTTTTAATCGTTACCGTGCCGCCGTAGTTATCCCGGAAAATATCGCCGGGGCGGATTTCAGGCCGAGCGGGGCCGCTGGCAGTAAAGCCAGAAATTTTCTGTTTCATGGTTTTTATTTCCCGGTGTGTTGCTCTTTATATCTGTCGTGCAAGATGTCTATTTCTTGCAGTTCATTTATTACAGGCTCAAGAAGCGTTATTAATGCTGTTGCAATATTGCTGTTGCGTTTATCTCTTTCATTATCGCCAAGCGTTTCAAGCCATAAGCGCAATATTTCAAGCATGTTTTCACTGTAAGCAAGTGCGCTGTATGCATGATCTACTGTGTCATTGTAAATATCATGCATGGCTCACCCCCCCTGAATATTCGCGTTAATCATTCCGACACGCTCTGCGAGTTCCTGTAATGATTCCCTTGTTGCGACAATTGCTTCATCTGGCAGGTGGTAATTACTCACCACGCGACCTTTATCCACATTGACTAGCAACTGCCCGGTGAATTTCTCACGAAACTGGATGCGGTTAAGGTCGGTAAGTGACAGGTTAATCATGGTGTACCCCCTGACGAATACGGGCGGCGAATACCATCACGCAGCCAGCCGGGGATTGCTGGCGTGCTTCCTGTTCGCTGGTGGCCTCAATGGTAATCACGCGCGGTTGTGCCGTGCTCAGGGCGATAAAACGCCAGATATATTTATTCAGGTTGTGCGAGTCCCGCCCTTGCGGGTGTGTGGTATGATTTCTCATAGCTACCTCGATACTCTTGCTATCGTTGGTGGTTAGACGCCCTGCATGTGTTGCGAGCACTGCGGGGCGTTGCTTAATTTGAGTGACAAAACTCAAACTGTGCGCACAGATTAAAATCATGTGTGCGCACATGTCAATACTTAACATCTCATTTTTTTTGCTGTATTGTGTGCGCCCATAAAGTCCATTTAAGTGAGGTGCATCAATGTCTAGCGGTAACACAAACAACAAATCAGCAAAGAAAAATATTCGATTCCCACATGAGCTTATAGATGGGATTGATGCCAGCGTTGAACAAGAAAAATTAACTAATCCTAGTGCTAATTTTTCCGCATGGGTCTTAGATGCCTGTGGACGCAAATTAAAATATGAACAGCGCCGGAAGGCCAAAGAATCAGAATAATCACTATCAGCGCCGTGGTGTGAGTAACTACGGCGCATTGCTATGCAGGACAACACAATGACCGATAAAGAATTGACCAAAACATTATCACCGACACGGAAAAGACGGCGCAGAAAGATAGAGCATGAATCAGAAAGATTCGCACCTTGTTCGTTTGCTCTTGAGAAATTCCTTAAAGAGCGCAGGAAAAAGCTCTCGTTGCAAACCTTGGAACGAACCAAATCTGACTGATCACATTGCCCACCAGCCGCAAATGTGGCATTGTTGGTGATGCTTTTGTTTTCCCTTGTTCCCACTGGCGACCCTTTTGCGGTCGCCTTTGTTTTGCCTGTTATCCGGCAATAGTGGCGCTTCGTCACCTGTCTGATATAATTCCACAGCTTATATTCATTTTTTGCGCAGTAGGTTAATTGTTCGCAAGGGCGCTCCGGCAACGGGGCGCTTTTTGTTTTTACCCACCAGCACAATAAAAATCTTCATTTTCCATTTTTGTAAAATTTCATGCTTTCCGGACGACTGGTCATATGTCATTTTTTAGCAGAAGATTTTGCCTTGCTGGTGGGTAGCTTCCCGGTCAACACGATGTACCGTATAATCAACACCGCGTGTGGTTACTGAATACGCTCACCAAAGTAAAACTCAGGCTGGTATTCACGTATCAGCCTTTTTTCTTCTTCCTCCAGCTCACGCTTTTTGCGCTTACATGCCTGTAGCTCCCTCCCCTTCTCACTGGCACTTATCTGGTATTGCTCTTTGCGGCGGGAAAAATCCTGTAATGCGCCCCACGGGATACCATAAGCCCCCGTTTTTCTGATACCCGGTATCACATTTCTGAATACCCAGTTACTGAAACGATGAGCAAATGTGCCAGGCGTCGTTGCTTTGCGGCTGCGGGCTATTAGTTTGTAGAAACCTGATTCGGAGATAATGCTCATATTCTGATTTCCTCCGGGGGTGTAAGTTAAATTTACTCCCTTTTCGTCATCATCAAGCATCTGCAACGCCGTACGCGAATTGGTCAGTTCCAGCGCAGCACAAACATCCTTTGCAACAAACCACGGATCGCCGTTTAGATACACCACACGAACATCCACGCCATCAAAGCGCAGAACGACCAGATCACGAATATCACAGAATTTTTTCACATGACGTGCGTCACCCTTGCCCGTCACGGCAATATTTTTATTCATTGCTTTTTACCTCACATACAAAAAACCCCGCATTGCGTGGTGCGGGGTTGTCGGTAATTACTTATTGGCGTTTTTGTATGGGCTGTTTACTTCCTTTACTCCTGGCGGATGCATAACCCACCAGAGCACATCAGAGAGCAACCAGGAAACAGACACTTTCCCTAAATGAGCACGAGCAGGAAATGCTCCCTCCTGTTCAAGTACCCAACGTCTGCTTCTTGAAAGCCCGGTACGATTGGCACACTCATGTTCGCGTATACGGCGATCATACGGTTCGCCATGATCTTTCAGAATCTGAATGCGTTCTTCGGGTGTAGGATAAATAAATTTTTGCATAAAAATATCACCTATAAAAAAACCCGCCAAAAGACGGGTTGATTATATCTCATTTAATTTAGCTCAGGGTTTCCATTCACCTTTTACCCATTCCAGCACCTCAGATAAGCGCCAGACTTTTGTTTGTGGGCCAATACATATTTTTCGTGGAAATTTTCCTTCCTTTTCAAGTAACGATCTGTGTCTCCTGCCAAGAGCGGTTAACCATGCACATTCATCTTCCTTAATCATCCTGTCGATTGTTTCATCATTTTCAAGTTCTTCACGCGTAACTATTTGAATCATTACTGTCACCACTAATTTGCTTATTCAGATAGTCGTACCACCAGTTCATAGCTTCTTTTTTTCTGTCCATATACTGGCTTCTGTTATAAACCCCGGCAACACCGCCTAATGTGTGCCCAAGCAACTGTTCAACCACATTATGTTCAAAACCATGATCACTTAGTTTTGTGGCAAACACTCTTCGCATATCATGCGCCGTCCATTTCTCCGAGTGTTTCATCCTTTTCCATGTCTTACCGATAGTTACGCTTGCCGTACACTGACGCATATCAAACCCAATCACATTTTCTTTGTTACCTGTTATTTTTTTTAACGTAACTAACCAGTTAAACATGCCATCAGGAATCGGTCTGATTATTTCCCTGCCATTTTTGCTATGATCAGCGGGAACGCGCCATAATTTCTTATCAAAATCCCACTCTACCCAGGACGACAGTAATACTTCTGACAGTCGACAACCAAAAACTACCAGGAAACGTAAAATAATTCGGTTTTCATATGATAATTCGTGATTGTCATAATCAGTATTAATACTTCGCCATAAATCTCTGATTTCATCATCTGTTAAAACCCTGCTTCTTCGCGCAGACTTTTTTCCCACATCACAGACCTCAAGATCATCAATTTCATGACTAATCGCGTATTTTCTTACCCTACAAAATTTAAGCGCCTGTTTTGATATACGCAACAAAGCTCCGGCCTGTACAGGTGCTACTTTTTTTATTTTGTCAAAACACTTAATCCACATAGATATAGAGCAATCACTAAGTGGTACATGACCAATCACCGGATAAATATGTTTACCAAAGCACTGCCTGATATGTTCTGCTCCCCTACGCTTATCCATTGCATAATTATCAAGCCAGTATTCAAGTGCCTCACGAACGGTAACAGGTTGCAAGGTGGCTTCCCGTTCAATTTTTATCTGAATCCGTGGATCTCTGCCCTCCGCAAGCCAAGTTCGACACTGATCGCGCATCTCTCTCGCTGATTTGAGACTCAGATCAGGATATTTTCCAAGTGTCAGCCAGATGGGCGCGGTTTCCCTTCCCGCCAGTCTGTAAAAGAAAACAAAACTAACACATCCGTATTTACTGACCCGTACCGAAAGCCCGTTACCATCAGCGATGGTTTCCTGCCTCTCACTCCTGCGTCCAAGCAGGGAACGAAGTTTTTTATCGCTCAGTTTGTTTAGCGCCATGTGATTTATAACCCGTTTTTGCAATACACAGTGCAATACACAAATGATGAAAACAGCCAGAACCTTCCAGAAAAAACAAAAACGACGAACAAGAAAAAAATCTTTTTCTTTCATTTGGTTACTAAAAAAATCAGGACAGGTCGCACTGTTGTTACGGCGTGATGTTACTTTCTTGGTAAAAAAATTCACCCGCGCAGAGACCTGCTCCTTCGCTTTTTTCGCCAGACGACGCAGATCATCCCAGCGTTTACAGATGCCCAGGCCAGGATTCGCTTTCTGCCAGACCGTTTCATCAAACGGATCATCTCCCTCATCGAGCGTGTAAATGATCGCAAAGTAAGAGTCGTCTTTTACAGCGCCCTCCACGTCGCTGTTATAGCCTCGCAATACCTTGATGGCGTAATCACGCTGCTCGTAACAAATCCCTTCCTTGTTAAAGCCAGCCGTGGTGATACCAAATAACAAGGACTGCAGACGGGCACCGGTTGCCGTTTCCAGAACGTCCCACACGTCGCGGGTTTTATGTGCATGCAGCTCATCAATAATGGCGCAGTGGATGTTCAGACCGTCCAGGTTGTTTGCATCCGAGGAAAGCGGTTCAAATTTTGATGCGCTCTGCTCCTGGTAAATCGCCAGCTTGTTGAAATCAAACAACCGCCCGAGTGTCGACCGGGCTTTTCTGACCATATTTTTGGCGTCTTCAAACACGATTCTGGCCTGGTCACGCGTGGTTGCGGCTGAATACACCTCAGCTCCGCCTTCACTATCTGCCCCCGTCATATACAGGCCGATACCCGATGACAGGGTTGATTTTGCGTTTTTACGGGCGACTTCGTTGTACGCCGTCCGGAACCGGCGCACCATCACCGGACGTCCGCTGCCATCGCTGCGCATGACAACTTCCCCGGTTTCTTCATTGACCAGCGGAATGACAAAACCAAAAATATTAATGAGGATAAATACATGCCAGTCCATCAACTCAATGGGCTGGCCTGCCAGTGCCCCTTTTACATGAGGCACAAATTTGTAGAAATTCAGGATGTGCTGCGCACGGGGTTCACTGAAATAAATCCCCCGCTTTTCGCCGTACTTCAGATCATCAAGAAAACGCTGGCAGGCCAGGCGGACAAATTCGCCAGCAACAATTTCTCCTGCAACAACACGTTCGGCGTAGCGGATCCCGTCAGCCACTTTTGCCATCAGTCTCTCGCTTTTAAAAGCTCTGCCAGCGGATCAACATTATCCGGTCCGGCGGTATTTACTTTTGCCCGGCTTGCCGGTGACATACCAAATTCTGCAAGCATCGCCCGGATCCGCTTCCAGGCATCAGCCTTCATCGCAGCAGCCGGGTGTGCCTTGATCAGCACATCGCCATTCTGCGTTTTCGTGCGGTAGGTATAACCCTCAACATCGAGTATTTCGCAGTGATGCCGGTATTCGGTGTAGGCTTCCACCAGTAACTCGAGCGCACGTGCATCGAGCTGAGAAATGATCCCTTCCGCATTCAGCTCTTCCGCCATTCGCCTGAACCAGTACTTCCCCTGAGCCCCTAAATGCTGCGGAATTTTAGGAAGACCTTTTTCATCCTTTTTAGCGGTTTTTTTGTGGTCTTTAACGGGGCGCTTTGAGGGGTTGCCTCGAATCAAATGCAGGCGTGGCGGGGTTTTCGGAGGTCCTGACATAATCGGTCTTACCTATCAATCGTTTGTTCACATTTCCAAAAAAAAGTTTTCGAACCTGCGGCGATGTGAGGAAGGGTCAGGCGGCGGTACTGAGCAGCCAGGGTTGCAGAGATTTGACCCGCCCCTCCCCTACAGATGGGAACTGTTATCAATTGATGCGTTCGCGCGCTGTTTTTGCTTTATGACAGGGCCAGCACAGACTCTGCAGGTTACTGTCTGCATCTGTGCCACCATGAGCTTTCGGAATGATGTGGTCCACAGTTCTGGCTTCAACGGCTCTCCCATTGCGCAGGCAGTTCTGACACAGATGATTATCACGCTTCAGTATGCGCGCACGTATGGCATCCCATTTCGAACCATAGCCACGCTGGTGGCGACTCAGTCCTCGTTGATGCTGTACCCATCCTTCGCCACGATGTTTATCGCAGTAACCAGAACTGTCTGTGGTTGTTCCTGCACATCCACGCTTACGGCAGGCACGTGGGATTAGTGATGGCATAAATACCTCATACCCTGCGAAATGTTTACCACGATAAAAAGGCTACTTAATGCACTGAGTGCGGATATACTCCTGTGCCCCTTCCAGTTGCATCTGCATCGTCATCAGCCGCTCTCTGAGGGTGAAATAATCCCGTTCAGCGGTGTCTTCCAGTCGGGGGCTGGTTGCATTATCCACGCCGGAGGCGGTGGTGGCTTCACGCACTGACTGACAGACTGCTTTGATGTGCAACCGACGACGACCAGCGGCAACATCAGCGCGCAGAGTTTCATTTTCAGCTTTCGCATTGGCTAATTCTCTCGAGTACTTTGCATCGAGCGCAGCAACATCACGCTGACGCTGCTGCATGTCAGCGATGGTGGCGATCGCCAGCTTCAGCTCACTGACTTTTTTATCACGCTGTTCTTTGTAGGCGATGGCGTTATCACGGTAATGATTGACCGCCCACGACAGGCAGACGATGATGCAGATAACCAGAGCATAAATAATCGCGGCGACTCTGCTCACTGATCTATCCCCCAACAGGCTAATGCGCTTTCCTGGTCACGACGAATAACCTGTCCATAGCAGTTATTTGAACGTATGCGGCAATCGCGCCCACCATCTATTATCCACCAGCGAATCGCCTCGCATGCGCCCTTACGATCACCGGCATTCAGCCGCTTATAAAACGTCGACGGAAAACACTTACCGGGGCCAATGTTATAGGGACAAAATGACGCGATACCCGCTTTTTGTGGTTCAGTCAGTGGTACTTTAATATTGCGCTCCACCCATGCCAGCGCCTTATCACGCTCAATGGCGTTGACCTGGTCGCATTTTTCCTTCGACAGTTTCATACCGGGAAAAACGGGTTTTCCATCCACCATCGTGGCACCCCGACAGATGGTCCAGATGCCGGACCCATCGCGGTATGCCGTTGTGTGGTTACCTTCTTTTTCATCCAGAAACTGGTCGAGAATATCAGGCGCGGGCGCACCGACGGCAATCAGTGCCAGAACGGCAGCCGACAGGCCGTATCTGATTTTTGCGTTCATGGATATTTATCAGGATTTATCGGTTTCTGCCCACGGACAGGTTTATCTGTTCCGGTCAGTGACTTAAGGTTGTGATTCCGGAGGAGTCTTCAGAGAACCAGTAATTCTTCCTGGTAGCTTTCCTTTGTAGGTTATCCACACATTCTGCGCATCTAAAATTACGGGGCGCTTTTCCGGCGGCTGCTCATCCCTTTCACATAACCCGGCAGCAACATCCAGGAAGACCTGTCTGATGCTCCTTCTGGCTGCTGCCTCATAAAACTCCAGCGCGGCACCTTCAACACGGTCCAGCGAGATGTCCAGGTCAAAAATTTCACCGTCAAAGCGTTTTTTGTCCCGTAACGCTAAAGTTACCGTAACTTTATTCTCAAAATTGCGGATCCCTTTCACAATCAGTTCATAGTTTTGAGTCATTGAATTACTCTCCCCGTGCCGCCTTACGACGGTCCTCTCTGATTTTGAAATACAGGTTAGTCAGATATGTCAGCAGCCCAAACAGCAGACTCCCCAGCACGCCTATTGCCGCCCACTGAGACGGGGAAACCCTGTCCAGCAACTGCAGGAACCAGTAGCCCGTTCCCACCGCTGACGTGGTGTATGACACACCTGTTGTGATTTTTTCCATCTGGTCCATACCCCGTCTCCCGTTATCCGGAAGCTGACAACAATAAAAAAGCCACCAGTTAACTACTGATGGCTCTGATAACTCATGCAAGCGTCTCAGACGATCCACTGACACTACCGGTGAGTTTAACGATACCTTCCATTTGACTGGCTCACTTTTTATGATGATGCCGGTGCATTTATCTCCAGCACCAGACTTTCTATCTCAACGCCATACGTTGCATTTTTGGTAATATCCGTCAGCGTCAGTGCATTTAGTCCCACTGCCAGACTGTCCTTTATGGCCTGGAATGCCGGGCCAGTACGATGACGTAGTATCACTCCGGCTCAGTTGCACCACTGACCACCACATCACCTTCTGCTGCAATCGCCTGCATCAGGGTATAAGGGGTTATGGCCACCGGACTACCAAACGGCTGCCAGCCCTCTTTCAGTTTATGTGTCAGCTTTTCCGCAAGATCTGACGGCGGCGCCGCCCTGACAACATCATAGTGTTTAAATGCCATGGTTCTTTCCACCATCTGAAAAATAACTCTTTAAAATACCTGACATGTAATACAGAAAAAACACAAAACCATACCTTAAATAAAAACCTGATTATCAAGCAGATATGCATGGATAAACTACAAGACGAGATATAAACCACCCTGCATTTAAATAAACAATAAACAACATCAGAAAAATAATTCTGCTCTATGGTTTACATTCAAAAATATCATTTATACTTTTCAGAACATCACCAGCAAGGCATAAACAAGGAAACTAAATGAAGTGGATTGTGATTGATACAGTTATCCAGCCATCATGCGGAATATCTTTTTCAGTCATATGGAGTAAAATAAAATTAATAATCTGGTATCAATCGGATGCTTTCTTACCTCCTGAAAGTATATTTACACTGACTCACACAGGCATCATGCTCAATAACAAAGTGCTACCTGTAACCATTTACAACGTAGTACCATTCAATAAAACATTCTGGAATTTAATCAAAAACAGCCAGGAATGCCCTACAAATACAGATAACGTATTGAATGAATGCTTTAATAACCGTTGCACTCTGCAAATATGTCCTTATGGACTAAAACAACAAAGTCCATAAGGAGTTTACTCACATCTGACAAAATCAATATAAACAGCCCCTCCGGAGAGGGGCTGGAGAGTGGCGCTATGTGCCATTGCATGGTGCCGGGTGCCTCCCGGTGAATTCAGTACCAGCACCTGAATCCGCGATTATCCCATATACCTACTCGCTGATTGCCCCTCCGCACAGGGGGATTCACCATGCCAGTTTCTTTTAACAAACTCCCCGCAAACCAGACAACAGTCAACCGCCTGAATTGTGAAGTATTTAAAAATTTCTCCCGCTAACTGATACCCGGCTAACAGTCTGGCGTTTTCTTTTTCAGCAACGGGAAAGCAACAACCACCACACCCGCCACCAGCACACCGTCAGCCAGCACTGACATTATCCGGCTGCTGCAATGCCATTCACAAAAACAGTAAGCAATCACTTTTTACCGTAACAGGTGATAATCCAGATATGTATCTACCCCAGATGAGTAATCCGAAGTTCATCCATACCACAGGTCCTGGCTATTCTGTTGTACTCCTGAACAAGAGCAAATAATTCTGAATTAGCAACCATGAACTCATCGCTAACCCTTTGTATAGCATCACTATTCAGAATAATAACGTCTCTTCCCGAAAGACGATCAGGAGTACAAAACAAAACTGTCAAACGGCTGAAGGCCTTTGCTCGTGCTGCATTGACTATATCAATACGCTGCCTAAGGATGAAACACCCCGACGCCTCATCAATATTCACTCTACCCACACCATATGAATGATAAATATTTAATGCTGAAAAAACCATTAGACCGTATAACAAACACTCAATCAATACTTAACAGAACTTTTATTTTTGACAAACATATAATATTTTCAACAATATCCTGAGCCAGGTATATTTCAGTATAAGGCTCTGCCGGAAGGAATCTGGAAGAATGAATATGGCGCGCTGTACTGGATTCGAACCAGTGACCGATTGCTTAGAAGGCAATTGCTCTGTCCGGCTGAGCTAACAACGCTGAATACCGATAATGGACCGCCATCGGGGACCCGCCCCCGCACCAACAACCCTGTTATCGTGTCGTCTGCTCTTCCTGATAAGCTAATGGCGGTTTGTGATGGTGGCCCTTGCTGGATTTGAACCAGCGACCTGGCGATTATGAGTCGCTCGCTCTCACCACTGAGCTAAAGGGCCGGGAGCAGAATAATAACGGTCCGTAATTAATTCCGCAATAAAAAACCCGCTCGGCGGCGGGTTGTAGAAACTCTTCTAACGTCAGGCATAAAAAGCCCATCGTTATGACGAATTTACCACAGATTCCGGAAAAATCAACCTTGTTACCTAGTTACCTTTTTTAACTGCCGCTCAGCCCATGCTTCTTCAATATCAAACCGGGTCACCAGCGCATCATAGAATTTCTTAACTGTTTTTTCCCATGACGCGCGTGTTATCTGGTTTGTCACCTCGCATATAGCATTAAATACCTCCGTTGATGGTAGTCTTTCATAGCCACGACCACCACAACGCTGGCAGTCTCTGATAACAGGCATACCACGTTTTACCGACTCTTCACGGTGAATGGCGACACCACGCCCACGGCAATCCTTACAGGCGGTGGAAACCTCACCCCTTCCGCCACACTCCGGACAGGCAACTTTTACCACCTCCCTGACTTTTTTCCATTCTTCCCAGTAAGACGGATACACACCTTTCGTACACTTTGCCCATACCGGCGGCTTACCATCCGGATACTGGACCTTGTTTGTAAAAACTACGCTTTCAATAAATTTTTCCCCATAGCAACAAGGGCACTGCTTTTTACTCGCTGCGCTGCGGGCATAATCCTCAAAAGCGTACGAAGCCATAATGCGCATCACTACCGGTTTTATTTCTGCCGGAAGTTTTCTCAACGCCGCCACACGATCGCACCGACTGAGTGCATAATCTGCCAGTAATTCTGTTGCCCGCGCCCTGTCATTCATACTGATGCCCATTTTCCCCAGGAACGCAGAAAAACCCATCTCAGCCCGATTCTGTGTCATGCCCTGCGCGGCCATCACATCAGTGATACTCAGCGCATCTTTTGACGTTGAGGCCGATGCATCGGTCAGGCCAGGGGATTTTGGGGAGTAGTATTTCGGTAAATCTTCCAGTTTCATTTTTTGACCTGCTCTTAATGCATTATGGGGTAAATCTTCACCCCCAGACGTCCACCAGATACTGGCTGACCACGAACGATATTGATTTCATCAAACTGCTCATCGTCCATTAACACTCCCGCATGCGTCAGCGCATCCAGCGGTGCTTTCAGGATATTGTCCAGGTCGCGACGACGCTTATCCGGTGGCTCTGCAATCACCTTTATCGCCAGCCTTCCGGACAGGCTTAATTTCAGCCGCTGCTGGCGAACAATAAGCGCCACAGCCCGGCGATAACGCTTTCCCTCCTCCGAGATAAAATATGTGCTGCCACGGCGTCGCCAGTAAGTGTTCACCGTCGGCGGGTAAGGTAAAACCAAATCTATGAGCATCAGTCACCTCTTTTACCCAAGCACGCCAGTTGCAAAGGCGTGATCAAGAAAACGAAAAATTAAATCAACCTGAGAACCATGCTTTTCTTCGAACGCCAGCGGATCCGCATGAAGCTCGTTGTGATGCTCCCGACACAGCGGTAGCGTGAAAATATCGTGAGATTTTGTCCCCATTCCGCCCTGACCATGACCAATCAGGTGATGGGGATCGTCGGCTGGCTTACCACAACACGCACACGGCTGTGTCTTCACCCAGCGTGTGTATTTCTCGTTAACCCAGCGGCGACGTTTAGGTCGTTTCATGAAAGATTCCGGAGACTCAGGATCAACGGCAATGCTGACCACCGTCTTTTCCTGTGGTGGGTTCTGTTGCTGGTGGGCGTGAGGCAGCGGCGCAAGATTTTTTGTGCGCTGTTTCAGTATGCTGGTGGCGGTCTGCTCTCCCGGTACGATGTCGCTTTCACGGTACATTGAGCGGATTTTTTCCGCACGCAACCCCAGCGAACGACGTAATACCGCTTCCGGTAGCGCGTCCGCCACCTGATTGCGGACCGCCCACCAGGATAATTCAGCCAGAGATAATTCACGCTCCTGCGTACCGCTTATTGCGTGACCGATGACGTCAATCATCCATGCTGACAGGTTTTGATGAGCAAGTTGCTCGAGTGATTCGGATGTCTGGTCACGCAGCTGGTTGTCGCAGTGCCAGCACAACACCATTGCGCCGGTACCATAACGGTGAATGACGGTTTCGCTGTGATGATAATCGCCGTGTGGCCACTGGCAGGATTTAATATGGCGCAACAGCCAGTCAGACAATGCACCAGCACCACCAGCAGCACGAATCACCCGTGCGTTACTGAAAAACGGCAGCAATGTTTTGTCTTCCACCAGCGGCTGGCGAGCGGCAGGAACGACCCCGGACGGCAGATTACGCATGCTTTTCGGTTCCGGCTCCACCAGTAACCGGGTATTGTGGAATACCGGCATGGATTCACGGCCCGGCTTAACGATCACCAGCCCGAGTTCCGGTACCAGAACAGGTCGAAGTAATACCCGCACGTTACCTCCAGATGCGTTGCTGGAATGTGCGGGACGGACGCGGTGGGCGTTCGGAGTGAGGCAATCTGACTGAGATTATCCAGTGACGGTAGTCGAGGCTAAGGGCTTTTTTAACCTCGTATCCGCGCCTGCGGTAACACTGAATTATCCATTCAGCCTGCTCTTCAGTGCATGGTGGATGCTGGAACCAGTCCGATTTGAATGCATGAAAACGCCGTCCGCACCTGCTGGCAAAGACGGCAGAATCATCAGAATTGTGTAATTTGGTATCGTGCGCCATCGGTTGTCTCTGCTGGCGCAGCAGGTGCCAGTTGTTCAGGCTGGCGTGCGAATTGTAAACCAGAATGCCAGGAAAAAACAAAACCCGCCGAAGCGGGTATGCTAAAACAAACTGAAAGTAATATACCGGACTTGTAAAGGAACGATAGAATAATTATTGGATTAAACCCTGACTCAATCCAGATTTCATAGGCAACAACTACGGACTAATCATCACAGTCATGTTTGATAGGCTTAGTCCACATTGGGTGAGGGTTTACGGCGTTTTCACTAATAATTTATCGTCCAAGCTATACACTACTGCCCTGTTTTAACGAAGTTTTTAAAGGAAACAACTGCCTGATAGGGGTTTGGTTGACAGCCAAACATATTATCGCAAAAAGGCTTGATGAAAATTCTTGAGGATCCATCTTCATTTGGCATTTTACTCACTTGATAAGCGAGGAATGGACTATTTGGAGAGGGATTATAAGTGGAAATTAGCGTGTCTGTCGCCGTTTGAATTTTCCATGAGGAATTATTAGCCAACCAGAATTGCGCTCGTTTCCAATAAAAGTCACATTGCTTTTCATCATTACATGTTAGTGGCTTCATTGCTTCTGCTTTCAACGCTGGATCGACCTTTGCTGCACACCCTCCCAACATTACTGTTGCAATCATTACACCTGCGACTAAAACAAGTTTCTTCATCTCCCTGCCCCATCAATAAAAGTTCGGTTCTCTAATAACTAGAGTTAATCAACGGAAAAAACGCCGAAGCGGGTTAAGTGCGGGTGCGTTGAGGATGCCTGACACATCAGAGGTGGCGAGGGATTTCTCCCCCGCCAGGTCTCTTACTCCTCAGGTTCGTAAGCTGTGAAGACAGCGACCTCCGTCTGGCCGGTTCGGATTCGTACCTCGCAGAGGTCTTTCCTCGTTACCAGTGCCGTCACAATGACGGTTAAACAGATGACGATCAGGGCGATTAGCATCGCCTTTTGCTGCTTCATAGCCTGCTTCTCCTTGCCTTTCGGCGCGTAAGAGGCTAACCTAGATTTGCCGTTCATAGATTGAGCCTCAGATTAATGTTAAGCGTCTTGCAGGACGCGTAATGTTAACTGGGGCTTTTCTCTATCTGCCTTTTGGTGTTCATGCCTGAGACAGATAGCCTCAAGCACCCGCTGCAATTCTACTTAACTCTCCTTTTCCCGCAAACCGTTTTTATCCCCAGCGGCAAATCGAATACACCACCAGCGCCACCGCCATCGCAATTCCTACCGTTGTTAATGCTTCAGGCCAGCTCATTGATTCACCTCCTGCGGCGGTTCTGGTAGCGGCATCCAGTGTGACGGTTTCCACGACGCACCAGGAATTATCCACCCATCATTAGCGTCAGGATGCCCGGGGATGTAAGTAGCCCATTTCATTCGCCAGTCACCTTTCCTGTCAAACTCCACGGCAACAAGAACGGCTGTTTTGGTATTCGGCATTCGCTCACTACAGCTTATCCAACCATCCGGAGTTGCCGGAGAGTTGCCCGATAGTGCATTCTGCTCCAGTGATGCTTTTACAAACCACGCTGCCTGAACTATAACGCCATGAATCCAGCGCAAATCAGCATCGCGATCTTTCTTTTTCATCTTTTCGCCACTTAAGGCCTTGCTTATGTGGCTGCGTACCAGGTCTTCATGTAATTCCTTCGCCTCCTCAATGGTGAAACCACCAGGCAGAAGAGCCGGAGTTACCGGAGAGCTGGTTGACGCTTCCGGGATTTCCCGAAAATTATTGGTTGACGAATTCTTGCTTTCCCGAAAGTTTCCGGACTGAAGCATGGCGGTGCGGCAGGCGTTCCATATTTCGGCAGCAATATCGCGCTCGCTATCGGTTAATTTGTACGTGGAAACATAGCCAGAGAGCATTTCTACGTTTTCCGGAGTTGCTTCTTCCGGCACTACCGGCGCTGGCGGGGCGATGCGTCCAAGCAACTTATTTACCTCTTTCGCCATCGCGTCATATTTATCTAAATGGCGATTAGCTTCTAAGCAGACTCGGCGCATCTGATCTGAGTTAACTCGTTTAACTGGATCTGCTTCCAGCGATGCCAGCGCAATCCGTGCCAGTTCCATTTGTTCACCACGGGTAAGCCCGTTTTCAAGCGGATTTTTAATGAACAATTCAATACGTTCTTTGGTAATAGTGGTCATGTGTTACTCCTTAACCCGCAGTGCTTTCAACTGATGAGGGGAACAAAATCTTTTCATCAAACCCTGCATTCATATCATGAACAGCAACACACCAATCCATCGACGAACGATTATCAAGAGCCTCCATGATTTCATCCATGCGGCGTAGGTCATACAGGTAAATGCTTTTATCGCCAATGGTGTAAAAACCAATTTTTTTCGGTGATGGGCAGCGATCAAGAACGTCCTGTAATTCGTTCAACCATGCCCGTTCTTTTTTTGTCAAAGTTGCCATATCACTCTCCTTTGATGCGAATACCAGTGGTACTCATTATCCTGATTTCCCAGAGCACACGAGGAACACCACCGTTTCCGACTGGATCGCGTTTACTCCGCAGGGCGACGCTTGATTCCGCCCAGCTTTTTCTTGGAGGAAGCTCTTTCACACGAACAAAACCAGCTGCGCGAAGAGATGCTCCTGATTCATCTGCCCGGGTGTACGTAATACAACGTTGATAACCCATAGCTTTTGCTGCCCGCCAGACAGCACCATAAAGCGCGCTGTTAGCGTTGCGTTCTCCTGTGGTACATGTGCGATTTACTTCAAGCGTTAATCCATCGTCCAAATGTCGTGCAACAGGTCTACCGGCTGTCGCCACACCTATCAATTCTCCGGCATCATTTCTCAGACCAATGCTGAATTTATGCCCCACCGGGGGTTTATTGTGTCGGTGATGTCTGGATATAAACGCCTTCGCAACACGAAGAGTAACCGGTGAAATTTGCATTCTCACTCTCCTTTGATGCCAATGTTTACAGACTGGCAAGCCTCTTTGAGCACCCAGTCAACAGCGTCTTTCCATGCTCCGGTTTCGACTGGCGGATTCTCACGCTTTACCTGTTCATAGAAACGCACTGCTTTAATCAATCCTTCTGGTGTCAGTGGCACAGGCGGGGCAGTGAATAACGCCTGAATTTCATAGTTCGGTCTGTCGTTGCAATCCTCTTTTGTCGGTACATATTTCCAGTCACCAACCCACTGCTTCCCCTGAAAGTCTGTAACGCCTTTTTTCACGTAGCGATATCGCCATGCCACTGGTTTTGCCTGCCCTGCCTTTTCATGCCCTTCCTGATAATTAATCTCGCTCATTCATCGCCCCACTCATCACAATATGCTTCGACCGGTGTTTTCCCTGCTTCATAATCATCACGCCATGCTTCAGCATCAGCGGCACTTCCACCGCGTAACTCTGCATAATCCATTAACAGTTCATGCCATTCTTCAAAACTGGCGTTATATTTAGTTGAACCAAAATCAGCCATTTTGTTCTTCCTCTTCGTCTTTTATTTCGTGGTATGAGTAATTGCAGTAGTTAAAGAAAATATCTTTAGCTTCATCCTGTATTTCATCTGGTGTTGCATCATCATCCACTTCGAATTCATCCTCGAAATCTCCACCGGCTATTCCCGTTTCAATAATTATTTTGAATTTTCGCATTTCACTACCGCCCTTTCGGACGGCCTCCTGATGTTCTGAGGGTGCAGGAATCCCTCCGGTTAAGGATTTAATAAAAATCGTTTCTGATTTAAATCTTCGGTATTTAGTTGTTAGTCGGTTTATAGCCTTTATGCTTCGGCCTTATTTCTCAGCCATACACAAACCGGGCCATCTTCGGTGTCATGTATTGAACCAATAAACCATCCATTGCCCTCTGGTCGTTCCGGTTCCCATGCAGAAATATCAGCATCACACGCATCAAGGTCAGCACATCCTTCATCTCTGAAGCAGAGGACGTATTGAAGATTATTTTCCTCCATCCAGGCGTTAAACTCTTCCGTTGAAATATATTCCCGACCGTCACAGAATTTTTCATATTCAGGATGCGTCCAGCAGCCATATTCATCACGTACTACTGGTATTTCTTTAATTTCATTCATTTCTGTTCTCCCACGTTTTCAGACTTTCACCACAGAACGGACAAAATGAAACCCGAACTGGTAATTTAGAAAATTCACCGGAACGCAACATCACAAAATCAGGACCGCGAGTTAAACTCTCATTCCAGATTTTGTATATCAGCAGACCTTTTCGCATCGTGTATTCAGCATCACGCTCAAGGGACTTTGCCAGTGCTGCACATGGTTCTATCTTGTTGCCATTAACCTGGCATTTTGATTCACTCACCGCACCACCTCCTCAAAATTCCCCTGATAAAACGCCAGTACACGCTGCATAGCTTCACTCTTCCGGCACTCGCGACAGATTATGTTTAGGCGCCTGTCGTAGCGGCGTATTTCGCCGTCTGGTAATAGCCAGATAAGGTCCGGATCAACCACAGATGGTTTCTTCAGCTTTGCCCTTGAGAGTTTTTTGCGGGCGTTTTGCCAGTCCTTGCGCGCCTGCTCAGACGGGAATACTCCGTAACCGGAATTGTAAACATCACCACTGGCGGCCAGCTCCATGCATAAACGACCGACAGACGTATGACTGACACCAATTTCATCCGATAACTGCCGAATCGTGCCTCGTCCGTTAAGGCGTACGAATTCCACGATCAGCCCTTTAATTTTTTCCCGCTCTTCTTGTGTAAAAACTTTTGCCACAAGCCCTCCTGAAAATTACCTCATGACCAGAAATTAACACTTACCCCCTGAAGCCCGGCGGAATTTCAGTGTCCGGTTCAGAAATGTGATTCACGCAACGCTGCGCAGGCGAACGCCCCAGGCGGATAACCAGTTCATCCCATTTTTCCCGGAGTTTTGCCGGACTCATGATGTTTTTTACCCAGAACGAATCCCGCTGGAGACGCCCAAACATTTCACAAATTTGTCTGTGAGTTCTGCCATCCAGCATCCGCATTGTGCGAACGTCATTGGCCCATGCTGTCCAGTTGGGTTCTTTCGGTCTAGTGATCTCGCCATCATCGCTGGCCGCCTGCTCGTAAAGACTCACGATTCGTCCCCAGATCCACTGTGCGCACACCAAATCTTCCTGACTTCCCCACTGGCGTTTTTTCGCACTGAACACAACCGCGTCAGGGTGTCGGGTTAAAAAATCCTGTTCAGCCGTCTGCGGGTCCGGTTGCGAAGCGTCCGGACAAGAAGATCTTTTATCTGACGGATCAGGTTTTAATACTGACGGATCGGGGTCAATCATCGCCCCCCTAATCGGCAGTTTTTTATCAACGGTTGATCCATCAAAATTTGACGGGTCAACCGTTGAGGGGTCAATATTTGACGGGTCAACTGTTAACGGGTCATTTTTTGCCGGGCTAATTTTTCTTTTCGGTTTATATGACTCACGCGCCGCCGCCGCAGCTGCTTCGAGTTTTTCCACATTAAGCCGATAGATATTGCTTACATTACGCCCACCGACCTTACGCTCTTCCTTCGTCAGCCAGCCCTCTTTCGCCAGTTCTGCAATAGCCGATTTCACTGTGGATTCACTTCTTGCACCGATCTGACGCCGGATAGTTTCAATGGCAGGCCATGACACGCCCTCGTCATTGCTGTAGTCTGCAAGACGGGCCATAACCGCCACCCTGGATAAGATCATGCCGGTGAAGGCGCACCCTTCCCAGACAAGACCATGAAGCTTGCTGCTCATAAAACCCCCGAACACCGTGCTTTTAGTGCATCACCACAGCATTCCCTGCCGGGCCGCCGCGATTCATCTGGTCATACAAAACAACCGCTGACGCAACAAAATCATCGACATCCTTCACCAGCCGATCCCTCCGTTCGACGATCTCACGGTAATATTCAGAACTGTGGCTGCGCATACGGGCCACCAGCAAAGGCGGCATCGCCTTTTCGATCGCCGGTAACAGAGCCTGCATTTTTTCAACAGCATCAGGGGTGTCTTTATCCAGCCAACGGAAAATTTTCTGGGTATTACGGGCCAGGGCTTCCGGATGGCTGTCGTCATACAGTTCCGGGAACGTCATTCCCAGCTCGAAATACGCTTTGGTAATTTTCGCAGCCGGTACTTTTTCGCCGTCCGGATGCGCCCAGGCATTCATCGCCATGCGGATGTGTTCATGCTTGATTTTCATGAATCCCCCCTTGGTTAGAAGGCGGATTATGATCAGAACCGGGAATGACAACCGTCGGTATGTGTAACTCATATTTGAGCGCCCCGGCAGTGACTGCCTGAATTAGCAACGCCCATTTCCACGGAACCTCTTCCCCCCACATGCTGACTGTGGTTTTTGACGTTCCTAGAGCTGCGGCTGTTTTAACAACTCCGCCAAAATAGCCTAATACTTCTGATTTTTTCATGAGTCGCTCCATAAAACTGAACGTCAAAAGTTTAATAATCAAAACCAAAGAAAGTCAAGAAACAAAACCATCTGTGTTTTAAAATCAAAACATGAGCAAGCAAACTATATCTGAACGCATAACCCAACGTATGCATGCGCTAAACCTGAAAGGCAAAGACCTTGTCAATGGCACTGGCGCATCAAAAGGCTCCGTAAGTCAATGGATGAACGGTGGAGGAGCGCCGTCCTCGCGTTACATAAGTTCCCTGGCAAAAATATTGAAAGTAAACGAAAATTGGCTTCTTAATGGAGGAGAGTTAAATACAGGTGATTCGCTTGATCTATCTTTACCGCCGATAAAAACGGTTCCGCTACTATCACTTCAGCAGGCAGCAAGCTGGAGTGATTATATGAAAAATTCCTCAATAACCTCTTGTGTGCAGCTTGTCGGAGAAATCCCGGTCAATACCTTTGCAGTTGTTCTAGAGAGTGACAGTATGTCAACATCTGGTGGGGGAGTTTCCATCCCAAATGGTTCAACAGTTTTTGTTGATCCCGATCGAACCGTACAACCAGGAAATATTGTCCTTGCCTTACCCAAAGGGACCACAACACCTGTCATTCGTAAACTGGAGATAGAAGGGCCGGATATTCTTTTAGTCCCCACGAATCCTCGCTACCCTTCAATTATGCTGGATGATCTATCTTGCATATTGGGCGTATGCTTTAAAATTCAACAAGATATTTAACCAACCTCATCTATTTGATTAACTGTATGCCATCGTGGTGATGGCTTAACAGCTGCCTGCTTAAAATGTTTTGATAAAAAAACATTGACCTGAAAAGTTCGTTTTTCTAAACTTCATTCATTCCCTCACCCCATCCTACAGAATGCAGGGCAATACTTCGAGTTACCAGGCAGTGGTCAGGGGTTAAGTAGCCAGCCCGAGGCGTAAGAACATGACGGCAGGGTTCAACTTTAATAACTATGCAGCAGGTTTTTGTTCCGCTACCCCGGCGTTAAGGGGAAATGAGGTCAGCATGGATACTATCGATCTTGGCAACAACGAATCTCTGGTGTACGGCGTGTTTCCCAACCAGGACGGCACGTTCACCGCGATGACGTATACCAAAAGCAAAACGTTTAAAACCGAAAATGGTGCCCGTCGCTGGCTGGAAAGAAACTCAGGTGAGTGATATGGATTTCGACACAATCATGGAAAAGGCTTACGAAGAATACTTCGAAGACCTTGCCGAAGGCGAAGAAGCTCTCAGCTTCAGTGAGTTTAAACAGGCGCTTTCCAGCTCGGCAAAATCTAACGGCTGATAAGCGAAGTAGCACCGCGAGGAATCAGTATGCAGAAACGAGAACCCGTCATAATCGCGCCAGACTATACCGATGATGAACTTTATGAGTGGATGCGCCAGAAAATTAATGCAGCGCAGGATCTGAAATGGGCTAATGAAGCCAGGGCTAAGCAGGCTGAAAATCTGTCCGCTCTGGAGCAGGATATCACCAATCTGGAAAAAGCAGCGGCATTAAGCATTGCCAGAATGATTACATACCCGCGTTAATAGCTAACCAACGAAGCTAAGGTTGGTAATTAAGGAGTTCTCCACGGGTGAGGTGGAGTGCGTGCGCCGGACACGGGTGAGCATCCGGCACTGACAGTTTACTGAAAGGATATTTCCCTGAAAAGTCAGACCATAACGCGAAAGCGCACGGCGAGGTAGCTGGTTCATAGATAGCCTGTCGTTAAATTTTCGTCGACCGTGCGCTTCCGGTTGTGGCAATCCGCGAAATGGCGCGGCGGTAAGTATGGCGGGGTTATTCCTTCCCCGTTGAGGACACCGGGTTGTCAGGTTGACCATACGCTTAAGTGACAACCCCGCTGCAACGCCCTCTGTTATCAATTTTCTGGTGACGTTTGGCGGTATCAGTTTTACTCCGTGACTGCTCTGCCGCCCTTTTTAAAGTGAATTTTGTGATGCGGTGAATGCGGCTAAGCGCACGCGGAACAGTTAAAACCAAAAACAGTGTTATGGGTGGATTCTCTGTATCCGGCGTTAATTGTTAACTGGTTAACGTCACCTGGAGGCACCAGGCACCGCATCACAAAACTCATTGTTGAGGGCGCGATAATGAAAACGTTATTACCAAACGTTAATACGTCTGAAGGTTGTTTTGAAATTGGTGTCACTATCAGTAATCCTGTATTTACTGAAGATGCCATTAACAAAAGAAAACACGAACGGGAGTTATTAAATAAAGTATGCATTGTTTCAATGCTGGCCCGTTTACGTCTGATGCCAAAAGGATGTGCACAATGAATCCAGTATTTGCACTTATTCTGACGGTTTTTCTTGTTTCCGGAGAGCCAGTTGATATTGCAGTCAGTGTTCACAGAACAATGCAGGAATGTATGGCAGCAGCAACCGAACAGAAAATTCCAGGCAACTGTTATCCGGTCGATAAAGTTATTCACCAGGATAATAACGAAATCCCGGCAGGATTTTAAAACAGCACCGTAATAAATATCCAGTTTCATTCTTATATGTCAGCAATGGCAGAGATTTGTTCACCCTTAAATCTGTGATGAGGTTTACCAATAATGAGCACTGATAAAGAAGAATTTGCACTATATTGCGAAGCAAAAAATGACAAAGTAAGAAAACGCCTGGGAATTAAAGGTGGTTTTTACTGGACTACAGCAAAAAAATTATCTGTTGCAATCTCCCGCTGCATTACCGCAATGGATGACAACGATTATGATGAAGACGACTTTAAAAAACCCGTCCGCGTCAATTTGCCCGTTGTTGACGACCTTCCGCCAGAAGGCGTGTTTGATACTGAATTCTGCAACCGCTATGAAAAAGGCGGGAAAGATGGCATCACAATGACATTTATCGGCCCTTCCCCCTCTGTTCAGGACAAACCAGCCAGCACTGACAATACCAACATCAACGGCGAAGACATGACTGAGATTGAGGAGAGCATGCTTCTGCCTGTCTCCGGTCAGGAACTGCCCATTCGTTGGCTTGCTCAACACGGCAGCGAAAAACCAGTAACGCACGTTTCACGCGACGAACTCCAGGCATTACACATTGCACGGGCTGAAGAACTACCGGCTGTTACTGCCCTGGCTATTTCGCATAAAACCAGTCTGCTCGACTCGCTGGAGATTCGCGACCTCCACAAACTGGTTCGTGACACTGACAAAGTTTTCCCTAATCCTGGTAATTCAGACCTGGGACTAATAACTGCTTTTTTCGAAGCATACCTGGACGCTGACTACACTGATCGGGGTCTGCTGACAAAAGAGTGGATGAAAGGAAATCGTGTTTCACGCATCACCCGCACGGCTTCCGGTGCTAATGCTGGCGGTGGGAACAAAACCGATCGCAATCCGAATTTAGTACACACCCTCGACACACTGGATGTGGAGATTGCAGCAGCCACACTTCCGATGGATTTTAATATTTATGAAATTCCGGGCAGCATTTATCGTCGCGCAAAAGAAGTAGTCCTGAACAAAGAAAGTCCGTTCAAAGAATGGTCCGCAGCACTTCGTGCAACCCCGGGTATTCTGGACTATTCCCGCGCCGCTATTTTTGCACTTATCCGAAGCGCACACCCTGAATTTTATCACTACCCGGGACGCCTTCAGGGGTATATCAACGCCTATTTGACGGAAACTGATCACGAGAACCCCAGCAAGGAAACTCTCACAGCTGCCCGGCATACGCCGGAAAAAGATATCCTGGAAGAAATTAACCGCGAGGTGGTTACTGAGCGTGAAACAGAAGAAGAAAAACCACAACCATCTGACGCAATGGCAGGTGAACAGGCAACAACTGAAACAATGGAACCGGATACAACTGAACATGGCCAGAACGCGCAGTCGCTGGATGCTCAGTCGCAGGTGAGTTCCGCTAACCAAGTAAAAGTCACCGCTGACGAAGTAAACAAAATTATGCAGGCAGCCAATATCAGCCAGCCTGACGCCGATAAGTTACTTGCTGTATCGCGTGGTGAATTTGTTGAGGGGATTAGCGACCCTAATGATCCGAAATGGGTCAAGGGGATCCAGACTCGCGATTCTGTGAACCAGAACCAGCATGAATCGGAACGGAACGACCAAAAAGCGGAACAAAACAGCCCAAATGCGTTACAAAACGAGCCAGAAACGAAACAATCCGAACCAGTAGCGCAACAGGAACCGGAAAAAGTCTGCACCGCCTGCGGTCAGAGCGGTGGCGGCAACTGCCCTGATTGTGGCGCGGTGATGGGCGACGCAACATACCAGGAAACATTCGATGAAGAGAATCAGGTTGAAGTTCAGGAAAATGATCCGGAGGAAATGGAAGGCGCTGAACATCCACACAAGGAGAACCCTGGCGGCAATCAGCATCACGCCAGCGATAATAAAACTGGCGAGACGGCAGATCGCTCAATTAAGGTGAACGGTCATCACGAAATCACATCCACCAGCAGGACGTGTGACCATCTAATGATCGACCTTGAAACCATGGGAAAAAATCCTGATGCCCCGATCATCTCAATAGGTGCAATATTTTTCGATCCGCAAACCGGAGATATGGGACCGGAATTTAGTAAGACTATCGATCTGGAAACTGCTGGCGGAGTCATTGATCGGGACACCATTAAATGGTGGCTTAAGCAATCACGCGAAGCGCAATCTGCCATTATGACCGATGAAATCCCGTTAGATGATGCACTGTTACAATTGCGGGAATTTATCGACGAAAACTCCGGTGAATTTTTTGTTCAGGTCTGGGGAAATGGAGCCAACTTCGACAACACGATTTTGCGCCGTTCATACGAACGGCAGGGGATCCCCTGCCCGTGGCGTTACTACAACGATCGCGATGTACGCACAATCGTTGAGCTGGGGAAAGCCATAGACTTCGATGCCAGAACGGCTATTCCATTCGAAGGTGAGCGCCATAATGCACTTGATGACGCTCGTTACCAGGCAAAATACGTTTCAGCTATCTGGCAAAAACTGATCCCGAGTCAGGCTGATTTTTAATGTTCAACCCTAATTGCCGCTAACCGTATATAGTTAGCGGCGGTTATGAGATATAGCTATGAGCAGCTTATTTTTAACCGAAGATGAATTGCTAATATTAACGGGCTGCAAATATGCAAGCCACCAGCGAAAATGGTTAATGGAAAACGGGCTTCCGTTCTATACCAATCGTAGTGGCAAACCGATTGTCAGCCGGGATCTATTTACCTGCAATAAAACTTTACCACCACGCGAGGTAGAGCCGAATTTTGGTGCGATCTGATGGGAAGACGAAGGAAAAATCCTGAACACGAAAAATTACCTCCAAATGTATACCCAAATAAATATAGTTATGTATGGAAACCAACATCCAGAGAATCTGTCACACTAACCGCCATCAAGGATGGTTTAGCTGCTTTATGGAAAAAGTATGAGGAAACTGTAAATAATCGCGATCGTGCAATGACATTCGGTCGCTTGTGGGAAAAATTCCTCGCCAGCGCCTATTACAGTGACCTTAGTCCAAGAACACAAAAAGATTATCTGCAACATCAAAAAAAGTTGCTTGCCGTATTCGGTAAGGTACCAGCGGATTCCATAAAACCAGAACACATCCGTCGATACATGGACAAAAGAGGGGAGCAGAGTAAAACGCAAGCCAACCATGAAAAAAGCAGTATGTCCCGTGTTTACAGTTGGGGGTATGAGCGAGGGTACGTGAAGGCTAACCCATGTGCAGGTGTAAGTAAATTCAAGGCCAAAAACCGCGAACGATATGTAACCGACAAAGAATACCAGGCAGTATTAAGCGTTGCACCTCTTCCTGTTTTTATCGCAATGGAAATTGCCTATCTGTGTGCAGCGAGGGTTTCCGATGTGTTATCGCTGAAATGGGAACAGATTGGAAACGACGGGATATTCATCCAGCAAGGGAAAACCGGAAAAAAACAGATAAAAGCATGGAGTCCACGATTACAGGCAGCGATCGAAAAAGCAAAACAGTTACCAAAATCTGCCTATGTGATCAGCAATCAATACGGCAACCGATATATGTACAAAGGCTTTAACGAAATGTGGGTAGATGCAAGAAATCGTGCTGGAAAAATTTCAGGTATTTTAACCGACTTCACCTTTCATGATCTGAAGGCGAAAGGAATTTCAGACTATGAAGGAAGCAGCCGGGATAAGCAACTTTTCTCTGGTCACAAAACCGAAGGGCAAGTGCTAATCTATGACAGGAAGGTTAAAGTTTCACCAACACTTGATGTCCCGTTACCTGAAAATATTCCAAGAAAATATTCCAAGTAATTCCAAGTGTGATTTTTGTCACTGACTTAATGATGTGTAAGTGATTGAATTTTGGCGGAGAGAGGGGGATTTGAACCCCCGGTGGAGTTGCCCCCACTCCGGTTTTCGAGACCGGTCCGTTCAGCCGCTCCGGCATCTCTCCGTTCAGATGGTTGCCATGATGCCAGGAAATTTGGCATTTTAACAGTCCCTGTCCGTGCAATTTTGTTCAAGTGACGAGTTTGCGAGCAAAACGATGATTAAGTGGCCCTGGAAAGTACAAGAATCAGCACATCAAACTGCCCTTCCCTGGCAGGAAGCACTATCGATCCCCCTTTTAACGTGTCTGACAGAACAGGAACAAAGCAAATTGGTCGCTCTTGCCGAACGTTTTTTACAGCAAAAACGGCTTGTTCCTTTACAGGGCTTTGAGCTGAATTCATTAAGAAGCTGCCGGATAGCACTTCTATTTTGCCTGCCCGTTCTGGAGTTAGGACTGGAATGGCTGGATGGTTTTCATGAAGTCTTAATTTATCCTGCGCCATTTGTGGTCGATGATGAATGGGAAGACGATATCGGTCTGGTGCATAACCAACGTATTGTTCAGTCAGGTCAGAGCTGGCAGCAAGGGCCTATCGTTTTGAACTGGTTGGATATACAAGATTCTTTTGATGCTTCTGGTTTTAACCTGATTATTCATGAAGTCGCTCATAAGCTGGACACCCGTAACGGCGATCGCGCCAGCGGAGTTCCCTTTATTTCGTTGCGTGAGGTTGCTGGCTGGGAACACGATCTTCATGCTGCAATGAACAACATTCAGGAAGAAATCGAATTAGTTGGTGAGAATGCGGCGAGCATTGATGCTTATGCTGCCAGTGATCCTGCTGAATGTTTTGCCGTACTTTCTGAATATTTCTTTAGCGCCCCAGAACTTTTTGCTCCTCGTTTCCCTTCATTGTGGCAACGTTTCTGTCAATTTTATCAACAAGATCCTTTGCAGAGACTGCATCACGCTAATGATACAGACTCGTTTTCGGCGACGAATGTTCATTAA